CCAGCGGTTCCTGGGCCAACCTGCCGCCAGTGGTCCCACGCCGCTGACCACGCAGCAGATGTATGGCGGGGTGTCGCCCACGCCTGCTGCTCCGGCAGCAGCGGCGCCCCCGGGTGCGATCGGTCGTGCTGCGCCGGGGGCCGCGGACGGGAGTATTCAATACGACACGGCTGGGCGACCGGCGGGCATCGTGCGTGGCGGCCTGGTGTATCCAATGCCGGCCATGGCCGCGGGGGGAGGGGGTTGACGCATGGCGTTCCAGTCCCTCGCCGATCTGGTCAAGCACTTCGAGAGCGGCGGCAACTACACCGCGGTCAACCCGTCCTCGGGGGCGGCGGGCGCCTATCAGTTCGTGCCCTCCACCTGGCGCCAGTATGGTTCGCAGCTGGGCATCGACACCTCGGCCTATCCCACCGCCGCGGTGGCGCCCCCGGAAGTGCAGGACGCGGTGTTCAAGCAAGCGGTGGCCAGGCGGGGCCTCGGCGACTGGACCTGCCCGGGGTGCAATCCGGCGCTGTCCAGCTACGTCGCGAGCAACCCAGGTGACGCCAGGCTGCCGCCCATCGGGGACCAGCCGCCGGCCGCGCCACCTCCACCACCTCCTGCCGCCGCGGCCGCGCCGCAACAGGCCCAGGGACCAAACCCGATGCTGCTGGCGTCGCTGATGAACGCGGCAGGCGGGGGCGGTGGTCTCTCGGCGGCGGTGACCCGGGCGCTGCAGCCGATGCAGGACTACAACCAGCGTTTCTTCGGGACCGGCTAGATGCCTGACGGCAGCAACCTCTCCGGCGTCCTGCCCTCGGCGCTGCCGCAATTCTACAACACGCCGGAAGAGGGTCTGGCCGCGGGGCAGGCCGCGACGACGGTATCGCCCCCGCCGGTGACGCAACCGGCAGTGGTCCCGGTCCCTGCCACTCCGGTTCCCGTCCCAGCCGCCCCGGCCGCTCAGATCCCCGCCGCGTCAACACCCTCTCCGGCGATAGACGCCCTGCCGCAGTTCTTCAACACCCCGGAAGAGGGTCTGGCTGCGGGACAAGCTCAGTCGGCGTCATCGGTGGTACCCACACAGCCTGGCGATGCGCAGCCGCCGCAGGAAAGCGGGTTCTTCAGCGGACTGCTCTCGGGCGTTGGTGCATCTGGACGAGAAGCGGCGCAGCTTGCCACCGGCAACGCCTTCGCCGCTGACCCGAATGCGCCGCCCGAGCCGACCCGTGGTTGGTTCAATGAACTGGGCTACGGCATCGGTCACTCGGTCCCAGTGATCGGTGGTGGTCTCGCCGGTGGCGCCGCCGGGACCGCCGTGGGTGGCCCAGTCGGCGGTATCATCGGTGCAGCCCTCGGCGTCGGCGGCACATCTTTGATGCAGGATTTGGTGCCGACCTACCAAGCCGCGGTGCAGGGCGGCAGAATGAGCCACGACGAGGCGGTGGACTACACCATCAAGCATGCTCTGGTGACCGGCGCGATCGGCGCCGCCACCGCGCCCCTGTTCGAGCTGGCGCCGTTCAAGAGCGTGATCGGCAAGATCCTGTTCCAGTCCCTGGCGACCCAGCCTGCGGTGGGTGCGGCGGGACGCGTGGGCGTGCCGCTGGCGATGGGCGAGCCGCTGCCCTCGGGCAAACAGATGGTCGAAGGACTGGGCCAGGACATCGCTACCGGCGCCGCGTTCGGCGTCGGGCACCAGGTGGGCGGGCGAGCGGTGCAGGCCGTCAGAGGCCGTCCAGGACCAGTGGAGGCACCCCCGGCTAGTGAACCACCACCCGGGACTGCAGCTGTCCCGCCAGCGCCAGCGCCTGACGTATCAACGCCGGTGGCAACACCCCGTGATACTGTTCCAGCCACTGAGCCAGTGCCGGGGCCAGTGCCCGAAAGAACGACCGAGCCAGTTCCGGTGCCACCTCCGGTGGAGGTTCCGGTAGCCCAGGCTGCGCCAGCCACGCCTGCATCTGAAACACCAGTGCCGCCAGAAACGGCTCCAGCGCCGCCGGTCCCGACTGCGGTGGTTCGAACTGAAAGCGAAACTCCATCGCCGCGGCCCCCCGAACCTGTTATCGTTCCGCCGGATGACGGATCTGGTAGCACCGCCGGACGACCCGAACCAGCAGCTCCAGTGGGCGAGGCAGGTGCTGCGCGACTTCCCGCCGAACAGCCGGGCGGTGTCCGCCCCGGAGATACGGGCGTGGGCGCTGGCGATACTCAGGCAGCACCGCCGCCAGACCAGGGGCAAGCTCGTCAGGCTCCATCGCCCACTGAAACAGTTCCCGCCGCTGGTGTAAACGCGGTCGGCGGTATACCAAAAACCGACCAGGGCGCGGTCCCGGGACCAACTCAAACGCGTGGCGACCAATACCGCGCCGCAGTGGCCGAACTGGACGCACGGAGCGCGCCTGACAGCGAATACCGGTCAATCTTGTCGACCGGGGCCAAAGACCCGCTCCGTAAAGGCGAGACCTGGCGCGGCCGGGTGTTGGACTTCGCACGTCAAGCCGATGCGGAGGGTGCTGGTCCGGGACAGCCCACGCCTGGCACCGCTGCGACACACGAGTTTGCCGGGCAGACGGTCTATCGTGGTTCTGGCCGTGCCAATCAGGCCAGCGCCTATAACCCTCTCAGTGCAGGTGTGCCGATTGCCGGCGAAGCCCGCTATTCTGCGTTCGATCCTGAAGCCGCCAAACAATACGGTCCTAACGTCACCGCACATCCGGTCGAAGTAGAAAACCCTCTGATCATCCGATCAGACCAGGACTGGCGTAAGCTGACGCGCGAAGCCGGCTGGCAGGTGCCCAACCCGACCGGGCTACCGAAGGACCAGGTCCTGGGCATGACCCAGCGGCTCAAGGAAATCGTCCAGTCCAAGGGCCACGACGGCATCATCGTGCATTGGGACGACAGCACGCCTGGCGACATCACGAGTCAGGGCCACGACATCAAACTGCTGCGTAACGTGTTCGATACGCCGCAGGTTATCGACTACGGCCGACCACAAGAAAATTTGCAGCGAGGCGCTACACTTTCGGATCGTATCGAGCCAGTGGTCCCTGGGACCACCGGTCCTGCGGAGGACCAGAATGCCGGGACCAGTCGTGCCCCGACCGGGGACCAGCAGCTTGACCGGCTGATCGAGACCCGCAACCGGCCGACTACTAACCCCAACCGGTTCGCCGACCTGGACCGCCAGATCGCGGCGCGTGAACAGGCTCTCCAGGACAAGGGCGCCAGTGGTCCTCGGGTGGGCGGGCGCAAACAACCATTTGCCGGGGCACCCGAAGTCAGGGCCACGGCCGACCACGTCAGGGACTACAAGTTCAACAACGGGACCAGCGTCTACGACAGCGTGTTCGAGCAGGCCGGCAAAGACCCGCGCGTGATGGTTAACCGGCCGATGGAAGAGCAGATCCACGTCCTGACCAACCACATGCAGAACACAATGGGCTTCCGCAACGTCAGCGTGGAAGGCCGGCGCGAGGGGTCCGAGCCGACCCCGGTGGACCGCAAGATCGCCCGCGATGCGATGCTGGACATGACCCGGGCAACCCAGGACCTGATGAGCGACCTGGGCCTGCCCTACGAGGCGGCGGGGGATTTCGGCCGGCTCCGGCTGGTGATCGATCCGGAGGGGTCCAAGAGCTATTACGGCGCCTACAGCACGGCCGGCGAGATCCGCATCACCGGTGGCGCCAACAGCTTCGGCCACGAGTGGGCGCACGCGATGGACCACAAGCTGGCCGATCGCCTGATGGGCGCCGGCAACGCCACCCAGCTGCTCACCCGTTACGCCCGCGCCGGCCAGCTGGACCCCAGGGACGGCGTGCAGGGCGCCGTGGCGCGGCTGATGAACATAATGTTTTACGACAAGGCGGCGATGGCGGCGCGCCAGATCAGCCTGCAGAGACAGGCCGAAGCGGTCGACCGGCTGGGCAACCCGACCAAGGCCGCGACGGAGGCCCAGCGCCAGCTGGCCCTGCTGGAGGCGGCGGGCAGCCGACTACGCATCCAGCCGACCGAGTTCCTGGCCGGGGCGCGGCGGTCCCCCAAGCCTGGCTACTATGCCGACCCCGCCGAGCTGTTCGCGCGTGCCCACGAAGCCTGGATGGCCTGGAAGATGGAAACCGCGGGGCATGATCCGCGCGGCGCAGTGATGCCGGACGCGGCCTACATCCGCGAGACCAACCGGATGATGGGGGATTATTACCCGCAGGCCGAAGACCGCATGAATATCTTCACGGCGTTCGACGAGTTGCACGATGTGATGCGCAACGAAAACGTCCTGTCGCATGGCGTCACCCCGCAGGGACCGGCCAACCTCGGCATCTCGGACCCGCTGCACTATGGCGCCACCGTGCCGCCTGGCGCCAACCCGCAGGCGGTGCGTGACGCCAGGACCATGGGCGACAAGACCAAGACCCTGATCCGCAGTCTGCTGAACGCCACCGCCCTGACCGATGCGTCACGCCCCACCGGCGAGTATCCCTGGTATCGCCGCATGGCGGACTACGCCCGCACGGTGGTTCACTCGCATCACGGCATCATGGAGACGGTGATCGGCCGCGCCCCCGAGCAGGTCAAACCCCTGCTGCGCGAGATGCTGGACCGGGTGGCCGCGGCTCCGGGTGAAGGGCGCTACACGCCGGAGAATTTCGAGGAAGCGGTGCGCAAATACGCCCGCGGCTGGACCGACCGGTTCGCCAAGATCCTGACCAGCGCCGGCTACCGGAACGCCGACGCGATGAGCGTCGCGGACGGCGACATGCTCCGGCACTTCCTGACCACCGGCGAGACCCGCTACCCGGTGAACCCGGACGGCACTGGTCCCAGCAGGGCGATCCCGGACCACCTGCTGACCGCCGGCCGGCGCCTGCGCAACCTGATGGACGAGGTCTGGCGCGCCACGCATGACGCGGGCATCGATGTGGGCTACGCCCGCAGCGGCTATTACCCGCGGCTGTATGATGCCCTCAAGGCCACCGCCAGCGAGGCCAGCAAGCTCAAGTTTCTGAAGCAGGCGCAGCTGCTGCACGCGAACATGTTCGACACTGAGTTGGGCGACCCAGGGTCCGATCCGACCGCCTTGCTGGAGAAGTGGACCACGCTGTCCAAGGCCGACCGCGAGAACGAGCCGCGGGGCGGCAGCGGCGAGCTGCTCGCCCTGACCGGACACATGAACGAGCTGCGCCGGAACCTGCGCCGCCAGGCCGAGATCGAGGCCGAACTGTTTTCTGGTCCTAACCCAGTGCTGGAGGCTGAACACGAGCAGCTCAAACTCGAAGCCCAGCAGATCGCGGAGGAAGCCCACCCGATGCTGCGGGACCACACGTCGGCACTGGAGGCCAACGGCTGGCTGGCCCGCCTGATGGCGGGCGGGATGCACGATTTCGACACCGTGGGACCCTCCGGCAAATACCTGAAGACCCGCGTGCTGCCGCCGGAAGCCGATCAGATCATGCGCGAGTTCATGCGCACCAGCCCGACCGACGCGCTGCCCAACTACTTCCACGCCGCCGCGCGCCGGATCGCGTTCGCCGAACGGTTCGGCGCCAATGGCGAGGACCTGGACGCGATGATGGCCAAGGTCCACGACCACCTGGCGATGAACACCCACGACGCCAACTGGTTCCATCAGCAGATGCTGGCGGTCACTGGGCAGCAGAACACACGCGGCATGTCGGGGCTGATGAAGTTCTCCAACGTCATCCACGCCGCCGGCAGCATCGCGCTGATGCCGCGCGCCGCCTGGTCCGCGCTGGCCGAGCCGATGAACGCGGCGCTGGCCACCGGCAGCATGCGGGTGGGTTTCGAGACCTTCGCCAACCAGTTCGGCCAGCTGATGAAGACGGCGTCCGCCCGCGAGCGCACCGAGATGGCGGAATACCTCGGCACGGTGACCAGCGCGATGCACGACAGCATCATGCTGAACCGGATGAGCGCCAACTACGCCGACAGTCCGGCGCTGAACAAGTTCATGACCCAGTATTACCGGATCACCGGTCTCACCCAGCTGACCAACTCGCAGCGTATCGCCGCGACCGCGGCGGCCAACGGCTTCCTGGCCAAGCTGTCCCGGGACCACCGGGGGACCGACGCCGTAGCCAAGGAGACCGCCACCCGGTGGTTCCGCGAGCTGGGCCTGAACGATCCGATCCACGCTGACTTCGCCAAGTGGATGACCGACTTCAACGGCGGCCGGCCCACCGTGGCGCAGCTGCGGAGCGACCCGATGGCGGGGGCCTACAGCCTGGCCACGCGGCGGCTCACCGACCGCACCATCCAGGACCCCTACAAGGTCGACCGGGCGGCGATGTCCTCGACGCCGTTCGTCGGCCTGGCGTTCCAGCTGATGAGCTTCAACTACCAGTTCCAGCGCAACGTGCTGCAGCCGGCGATGGACAACATCGCGCACGCCTATAAGACCCGCGGCATGCTGGCGGCGGGCGGCGCCGCGGCGCATGCCGCCGCGATGGCGGGCACCATGGTGGCGGCGGGGCTGTTGACCACCGCGCTGCGGCAGTATCTGTTCGCGCCGGACCAGTGGCAGAAGCAGGCCGACGAGGGCAACCTGGGCGGCTACCTGATCGATCTCGCGATGCAGCGATCGGGCCTCAACGGCACGCTCGATCCGATCATCCAGCTGGGGTCGCATCTGCGCTACGAGGGCAGCGTGGGGTCGCTGCTGGAGGGTGCCTCGCTCAACTGGATGGCGAAGAATGCGCAGGACGTGATCAACCCCTTTGTTATGGCGAACGACAGCCCGAACACTAACACGCGGTATTTCAACGCCGCCCGTGGCGCGTTCAATCTGGTGGGCGTGCCGGCGGCGGCCTACGTCCTGACCACGCTGGGCGGGGTGGGTGGCGCGGCGGCAAAGGTCGCCGCCGGAACAGCCCTGCAGTTCGGCACGTCGCCCCGCGCCGCTGCCGCCTTTGCCGGCGCGGTGGCGGGCGAGAAAGGCAGTCAGCTGCCGAAGGAAACCCCGGAAGGCAAGTTACCTGAGCTACCAGGGCTGGCCGGGCTGCCGAGCCTGCCCAGCCTGGGCGGCGACGACGGCGAAGAGGGCAAGGGTAAGGGCGCGGCGCAGGACGCCAGCGGCGGGCTGGTCCCCTGGGGGCTGGTGGACGATGTGGCGAAGCCGGCCTGGCAGGTGGCGGGCGAGCCGGCGGCGACCGCCCTGGCGCGGCTGCCGGGGCCACTCAAGGTGCTGGGCGGCCTCGGCGCCGCGGCCTATGGCGCCAAGAGTTTCCTCGACACCACGGCGCCGTGGCGCAGTGAGGACGCGCGTCCGCCGAAAGCGGCGGAACGGGCAGCGCAGCCATGAGTTGGTTCGTCGTGTTTAGCGCCGGACAAACGACCGAAAATACCCGTCGCGTTGTCTCTTGTGCTTTGTGTGCGAATTACACACACAGTCTAAAGGACACAAAAAACACCAAGTATATCAATGACTTATACCCAATTTGTCGCCCTACAAACCCCTCTGAAAAGTAAGGCCCTGGACAAATCTACACTAATGATTTCAATGACTTAGCCGACGTTGTTGTGTGTAGTGTTGTGCGATATTTGGCGGTTGATGTGTGAATTGCGCAGGAGACGGCGATGTCATGGGTGGCGTGGGGGGCAATACTGGTGGTGATGGTGGCGGGTCCGGTATTGGCGTGGACGGTGATCCGCCTGCCGCCGGAGGATTGATGCCGGCAATGGATATACCCCCTCCAGGTATCTGACCATAAAACCGCCGTGTGTCCTGGTTCGCACACAAGACACGACAGATCGTGCCGGACATGGATCGAGAACATGCTGATTATATCTGGTAAATTCTGTGTAGCAGGCCGCGACAAACCAGTGTGCGAATGATTTTCAAATGCCACCAGACAAAGTCAGCCTTTCTGGTATCGCCGCACGACAAAGCCCGCCGCGTTGATCGGCAGACCGGGCGCCCAGGCCGGCGTCCGGCGCATCACCTTGAGCATCAGATCCAGCGTCGGCTCAGCGTCGGCTTCGGGGACTTCAGCGATCAGCTCGTCGTGGATGGTGGCGATCAGCGGTTGCTGCACCAGGGTCAGCATCGCCCCGACCATGACGTCCCGCGCCACTGCCTGGACGATGTTCTCGATCACCTTGCCGGGCCAGGACCGCAACCTGATCCAGTTGCCGCCGAGTGACCCCATGTAGGTGAACTCGTCGAAGCCCTTGTCGTTCTGTTCGATGCGCGGCTCGCGATAGACCAGATGCCGGCCGCTCGGCAGCTTGATCAGCAGCCGGCGGGGACGATGGATGAACGTCAGGAACCCTAACTGCTCGGTGGCGCCAGGGCCGTGGCGCAGCACCCGCATCAGCACCCGATGAGCGTCCCACCACAGCGTCACGATGTTGACGTTCAGCTGCCGCCAGAGGATGACCGCGGTCTCGGCTTCGACGGCGTCCAGCACCACGCCGTAGCTCAGCGCGGTCTGCTGGAACCGGACGGCGCCCATGCCGAAGCCGCACGCCAGAACTAACACTTTGCCCAGCTGCCTGTTAGCGGAGCCGATCGCGTTGGCGGTGGCGGTGTAGATGTCCTCGTTGCGGCGGAACACCGTCAGGGCGTCCTGCTGCTGGGCCAGCCAGGCCAGCACGCGGGCCTCGATCTGCGCCAGGTCAGCCACCACCAGCCGGTGCAACGGCGCCGCCAATATGGTGGAGCGGAGGCAGCTGGCGACCACGCCCAGGGCGCTGTCCTCGAACAACAGGGCGAGGTCATCGGGGGTGGCGCCGGCACGGATCGCGCGGATCGCCGCGGGCACATCCTTGATCGATCCCCGGAACAGGTTCTGCGGCTGGAACCGGCGACCGGCCCAGCGTCCGGTGCGGCCGGCGCCGTAGTACTGGAAGGTGCCCCGCACGCGGCCGTCCAGGGACCGTGCGGCGGCGATGGCGGCCAGCTTGGCGGTTGACGCCCGGGAGGCGTCCAGGCGGGCCTGGAGCAGCTTCCTGGGGCCGTCTGGCAGGGTGGGGTCGGCGAGCCAGGCTTTCACCGTGTCACGCTTGAGGTCGGGCATGTCGACGCCCTGGAAGAACAGCCAGGTGCGCAGCTGCGCCACCTGGTTCAGCGAGGTCACCTGGCCGTTGGTGAGCCGGACCACGTCGCGGGCGAGCTGGTCCCGCGCCCGCTCAGTCAGCACCGCCAGATCCTGCACCAGCGGGTAGTCGACGCCGAGGCCACGCTGGTTGATGTGATGGTCCAGCTCGAACACCGCGCGTTCACGGGGGGACAACTCCGGCAGGCGGCTGTCCAGCTCACGCTCGGCGAGGACGTCGCCCTGGCAGTATTCGCAGAGCTTCTGGAAACGCACCGGGTCGGTCTCGTGCCACCAGGTGGTCGGGTTGAGGGACCGGGGCCGCGCGAACCGCAGCATCAGGTCCCGTGCACCGGGGTCCTTGCGGAAGCGCAGGCCGATCGCGCGGCCACCCACGTCGAGGCTCGCCGGGTAGCCCGCCACCAGGGACCGCGCCATGGTGCAGCTCCACTGCGCCAGCGGGATGACCGGCCAGCCCAGCGGGACCAGCTTGTTGTGATAGAGGTGGAACTCGAATATGTAGTTGTGTGCGACGACGGTCGCGCCTGCGCGCACGGCGGCGGCGAACCGATCTGGAACTCTGCACGAAGCAGCAACATCGGTCTCCACCGGTTCGTCGTCCACCGCGTAGCACAGCACGGTAATCCGGGTGTCGGGATGCTCAGCGTAGACCTGCGCGCCGGTCTTGCGCAGGTCGCAGGTCGACGTGGTCTCCAGGTCAAGGACCAGACGCATCACTCACAGGTCTGCTTGCGAAGGGCGTAACCGAAAAAACCCCGCGTATTGCGGATGAACACGGGTAAACTTACGTGCATAATAAGCTACCCATATGTTTGCGATCTTGAACTCATTATTGCCATCAAGCAAATAAACCGCAGTCTCCCATCGCACTCGATGCATCACTGCATCGGCAGAGTAATGCTGAAACCCACGCTGGATCATGTCAAAAGCAAATCGCTCAAACAGCCGCCATATGTCTGGATTAGCGGCGTCGATTGTAGCGAACCGCGCAGCCATCGCGTTAAACTTCGGTTGCGATGGCTGCGAAGAAGGCGTCAACATCAGAACGGCGGATCATCGTCATCGGCCCCGGCCATCGCCGGTGTGCCGCCAGGACCATCGTAGTCGGGGAAGTCATCCGTCGCCGCCTTGCGCCCATCGATCCGCTTGGTGTCGGTGCGGCAGATCTGCAGATTGTTCAGGGCGAACGACACGCCCTTGTTGCCGGCCTGGTTGTAGGTGAACCGGGTCACCGTGGCGCGGGCCATCTGGCCGGCCCAGATGTCTTCGGGGACAGTGATCTCGACCCGGCGGGCGTCCACCAGGCCGGGGCGCGACTTGGACCAGGGCGAAATATACATGCCGCCCGGGATGTCATAGCCGGCATAGGTTTTCTCACTGCACTTGCGGAACGGCAACCGGATGCCGGCGAGGAACGCCCGGTCCTGCGACTTGCCCTTGCCCCACTCCTCGTCGATCGCCTCGCGCACCGCGGCGCGCAGGTCCTCGTAGGCCGGGTCCCGCTGTGCGGTCTGATCGAACAGCAGCGTCACCTGATAGACCGGATCGCCGCCGGGGGCGCGCGGGCGCGGAGCGAACAACACCGGGAACGACAGGATGCCAATGGGCGTGCGGATGGAACTCATGGTGAAGGGTCTCCCAGAATAAAGTCGATGGTGTATTTCAGGCTCAGGATCACGTCGGTGAGCTTGTCCTGCTGCGTGCGCAGATCGCGTTCAGCCATTGCGTCCTCCAGATCGTTGATACAATCGGATACACGCTGACGCCCCAGTATGAGGCACTGTTTGAGCGCCATCAGATGGGCGTCCGCCTCAGTCAGGGCCATCGCTGAAATCTCCTGCTGCATCGGTTTTGCCGGCACGCGCCAGCTTCACGCCGGACGACTTGCTCTCAACCAAGGTGCCGGCAAGCTGGCCGTTCCAAAGCTCGCGGAACCGCGCACCACGGCCCATCGCCTTTTCGATCTGGGCCGGCGAACGCAGCCTGGTCTCCCAGATCACATTGTCAGGCACATCGAAGAGCTGCAGGGCGCCGGCGGTTGTCGGCTCGTCACTGATCCACTTGCGGGTAGGTCGGGTGGGGACCAGTTCCCAGCCAGGGATACGCACCTGGCGCTGCAGCTGCTCGACCGCATACCCCTGCAGCGCGTTGATCCACATCTGGGCGCGCTCGGCGATGTCCAGGTTGCGGGCCAGCTCGTCAGGATCATCAGGCAGCATGTGATCGGCGAAATCACGTTTGGCCATCTCATTGGCGTCCTGCATCAGACGGGGGCACGCGTGGATGGCCGGACAGAACCGGCACCAGGGACCAGGGACCAGCGGCGGGTTGTCCTGGGCGCACGCCTCGACACCGGGGACCAATACCTCGTCGATCCACATCAGCAGATCCACCGGCGTGATCTGCCAGGATCTGATCGGTTCGCTGCCCGGCGCGTTGGGCTGTACGACGGTGAGCTTGATCCGTTTGAGCCGGCGCAGCTGGTGTTTGGGAAGCTGCCGCAGGACACCCGCCGCATAATAAAGCAGCTGCGGATTGTCCTGCACCATGACGAACACACCGGAGCCGTTCTTATAATCGATGATCTCCAGCGTGTCGGTCTGTAAGTCTAAAAGCGCCACATCGACCCGGCCGAACAGCGGGACCGGCGGCGGCTCTGAGGGCAGGAAATAGTCGTTGAGTTCGACCTGAAACTCGCACCGGACCCAGTCGCTCTGGTGCGCCGCATGCTGCACGTAGTCGAGCATCACGTTGATGCCGTCGATCAGATCCTGGTCCACCGTGATGATATGGCCTTCCACGTCGGCGGTGACGCCCAGCTCGGTGGCGTCGACCTTGCAGGTCCCAGGACGTTGTCCCAGCGTGACGGCAGCGCCGAGGGCATTCTCGATATAGTCGTGCGCCAGCGTGCCGGTCGCGGCATAGACCGAGGCCGGCCGCGGCGGCGCGGTCACGCTGAGCTGGAAACTGCCGGGGCAGTTCAGCCAGCGATGCGCGCCGGAGGCGCCTAGCAGCGAGTGGGCGTGCTGCGTCACGGCACCGGGACCTGGGTGGGTGTCGTCTCGGCCGGCTCAGGCAACGACGGCAGCTGCTGCCATTCATTGCCCAGCTTGACCACCAGCCGCCAGACCGTGCCGTCCGCCGCCAGCCCATACAGGATGTCCGGCAGGCTAGGATGATACGACGCCGCCGCCGCGATCTGAATAATCATGGCCGTTCGATGAAGTCAGCGGGGAGCTTCAGCGCGGCCCGCAGGGCGAACTCAAACTGGTCCGCGATGTGGCCGACCACCGCCTTGATGTAGACTTCCTTGTCCGCCGGCTTGACCGAGATCTCGATCGCGTGGGCGATGGTCAGGATCTGCTGGTCCCCTTCGGGCAGCTGGTCGTCCCGCAGGGTGGTGTGAATGACCCGCCTCACCGGCGTATCCCCACTTCATGGGCCAGCTTCATGACGCGCTGGTAGAACGCGTGCCCGTTGGTGACGTCGACGTCGTAGAACTTCGCCACGCCGAGTTCTTTCTGCAGCGCCTTGACCTGCGCCACATGCCCCGCGCTGTAAGCTTCGCGGACCAACGCCAACGCCGCGTCTTTCGCCTCACCCGGTGACAGCGAGGGCGAGTTCAAACCCAGCGCGTCGTCGGTATCGTCAGGGTCGTCACCCGAAGCGTCTATCGGGCCACCGTTGACGCCACCGGTGACACCAACAGGTTGCTCGCTCACCGGCGTGGCCTTGGCCTGTTTAGCGGCGCGGGCGTTCGCCGCGGCCTGCTGGCGGGCCTTGAGATTGGCGGCTGCCTGATCCTTCGCCTTTGCCTCATCCGGCGGTAAGGTCTGCAATTGATGTACAGCATCAAGGCCGCCAACAGTCCCGTTGCCGGGGAGCGGGACCACGGCGGCGGACACGCCGACCGCTTCGAGCATCCTGGCGATCCGATTGGTAAGCGCGCTTCGCTCCAGCTCGGTCTCTAAATCGAATATGACGTTAACCTGTACTTGCATTGATCTGGTCCCCTTGTAGTTCGGCGATCTCGTGGGCCTTGCGCCGGAACGCGGTCATGATCCGCTGGTCAAGCGTTCCGGGCAGGTAAAGGAAGGACGCCAGCACGCTGTCGCGCTGGCCCAGACGGTGGGCGCGGCAGATCGCCTGGACGTTGTCACCCGGCACCCAGGACGGCTCGACGATCGCCACCTCAGAGGCGGCGGTGAGGGTGATAGCGGTGCCGGCGGCCTTCACCTGGCCGATGAACACCCGCACGCTGGCGCGGCGCTGAAACAGCTCCACCGCATTGGCGCGGCCCAGGGGCGAGGTCTCGCCGGTGATCACCACCGGGACGAAGTCGGCCAGGCCACGGCGCAGATGCTCGATCACTGATAGATGCCAGGCGAACAACAGGATCTTATTGATAGACTGCAGGCGTTCCTGGACCCAGAGAATGGCAGGCGGGACCTTGAGTTCGCCGAGTTCGCGCCGCAGCGTGGCGAGTTCACCGTCCGGGGTTTGCAGGGTCTTGAGCAGCTGATTGTCCCCGCCGGGTGTCGTCAATGCACCCAGGGACCAGACTAGGCGGTTCGCCAGTCCCTGGGCCTGCGGGTTAAGCCCCTGATTGAGGGGTGGTTCCAGCGCCACATCCTGGCACTGCAAGGGCGGCAGCTCGGGAAGAACATCATCCTTGCGGCGGCGCAGCACCACGCGGGCCAACACGTCGCGCAAATGGCCTTGGTTCTTCGAGCCGGCGATCTGCCGGCCGTAGACCGTGTCCCGATAGCGGGTAAACCGTTCCTCGAAGTCCTGCTGGCTCATGCGCTGGCCGGCGCGTGGGCTGCCGTGGGGCCACAGCAGGGACCAGGGCCACAAGGTCCGGCAGTGCTGCCAGAGTTCGCCGGCATGGTTCGGCGTCGGCGTGCCGCTCAGCAGGATCACCCGGTGGGCGTTGGCCTGGATGCCCTCGTTGTCGCCGCGGACGCCGTAGACCGCCTTGGTGCGATTGGAGAAGTTCTTGAGGTAGTGGGCCTCGTCGATGATCAGCAGGTCCCAGGGATTGGCGTGACTGGCGAGCAGGTTCGGGACGTTGCTCTCGGCCGGGGACAAGTCGTCGTAGCCGATCACCAGGATCAGGGGACCAGGATAGGCCAGCATGCGCTGAACCTGACCGGTGAGGGTGCCTGGCTCGACCAGGAACACCCGGGAACTCCACAACGGGAACCAACGCTCGATCTCGTCTCGCCACACCCGCCGGGCGCCCGCCGGGCAGGCAATCAGGACACGCCCTGCTGCCAGGTGGCTGGCGGCGGTCAGGGCCTGGCGGGTCTTGCCCAGTCCCGGGTCGTCACACAGGAGAACAGCTTTGTGGTCCTTCAGGGAGGCGGTCAGCCAGGTAACACCCGCGGCCTGGTAATCGCGCAGCGGCGGGCAAGTATTAATGGTCTGAGCCACAGCAACAGACACAGTTGTCCCCTCCCCGCTATTTGTGGTCCTCTTGCGAGGACTACAATCGGGCCTAACTAGGGACCAATGTGTTGTGTGTCTTTTGTCGTGTCAAGCGAAAACTACAAGAGACAAGTAGCCGGCAGGCGTCAACCGCTGCCCGCAGGCTTACCAACACGCAGTTCAAGTTCCTTGCCGAACGCTTCTAACTCTTTGTAGATCAGGTCCATTCGCCGCATGTCGTCCGGCGTTTCCTCCAGCCCTAGGTCAAGGATACCCATCATCGAGGCGAACAGGTGCTGCGCGCCGGCCATGTAGGCCATGCGCATTTCCTGAAGCTGAACTGCCGGAGCATTGAGGGGGATCGTTTGGAGACGCAACGCCACCCATCCCGCTTCGATCAGCCGGCCTTCATCAGCGAGCTTGCGGGAAAGCTGTTCGAGGAACTGCCTGTCAGCCATGGAAGATCATCCTTTGTGATTAGCTCCGAACAGGGCCAGCAGGGCTGCCTCCGCGCGGCCGTCGTCCGCCACACGGGTGAACCGGTCCGCCGACAGCGGGACCAGCCGGGCGGCGATCAGGCGGGCTTCGTTCTTGTCGGGACCAAGCCGGAACGCGCGTTTCCACTCGTTCGGCGTCACCAGGGTCACAGGCACGCCCAGCGCCGCCAGCACACCCCGCACGATACCGTAGGCCAGGCCGAACGAGAACGAGCTGGTGACGCCCTGGCCGGGGAGGGCATGAACCCGCTCCAACCAGGCGCAGTCCGGCTCGTAGGTCCGCACGATGTCGGCCAGCCAGGTCTCACTCAGCTGACGGCGCCTGGCCTTGCCCACCCGCACCATGACGCTGGGCATGTCGGCCACCACCATGGCGTCGAGACCGGTGTCCCACAGCGCCAGCGCGCCGGTAGCGCCAGGGTCAACGCCCAAAACGCGCATGCTCACTCCGTTCGCATGAGACGTCAGCTGCGCGGACGCGCATTTGTAGGGGTGTTGTTGCGTGGCGGTGGTCGCATCTCGTCGTGGTCCACCAGGAACTCCACGCATTTGTAGCCTTCGTGTTCGATGCAATACAAGATAGCACCGAGGAACTTTGCCGGGATGCTCTGGCGCTGCTGCCACATTTGAACGCGGTTGTAGGTCAGGCCATGTCCAGGCTGGCGCCGGTCCAACAGATCCAACAAACCCTGGGGTCCTTGGAAAACACGAAACACGTGCGGCACATCGATGGTCACCATTTCGTGATCCCTTTCGTGTAGGTTTTTGTCACAGATCAAATTCGTGAAGCTGAAAAGCCGAACACATTAACGCTTTACTACCTGCGGTGTCACGCCTCGCATTACGGGGATAAGACGCACCACCGGCTGTGGGGTATTCCCCGCCAGGGTTGTGGGTCGCACGAGCCACCACAACCGTCTGTGCCTTACAAACGTGTGACAACAAATTGTAGGGTTGTTAACACATTTTGTTGTGTTGCATACCAAATGTGTGTATACCAACAGATAACCCGCGCGAGTCAAACCGTTCGCACTGGTTACCAGTTATCGCCAAAAACCTAATAGTTCTAGCAAAGGGACACCCACACCATGTCTAGGAATGCTTCACCGAAAAAAGGTCTTGCTGACACGACCGTTGTCGCTCCACCATCGCCTCCACAAAACGTCGGGGGAGCGGACAGTGACACGACACGACAAAATGTCGTTAAAGGTGGTAATCCGCCGACGCGACCAGAATACGCCCGCTTCGCCAGCGCCCTGCGAACTGCCATGCTAGAACAGAAGCTGAGCGCGTCCGAGGTAGCCCGCCGGGTCTGGGGGACTACCACGGATACCAGAGGTTATACCGTGGCCAGTAACCGAGACCGGATCGGGCATTACCTCGCCGGGACCAGTTACCCCGAGCCGGAAAACCTCGCGAAGCTGGCCAGGGCACTGAACCTTCCGGTAGAGGACCTCGCCGTCGACAAGCCGGTGTTCGTCGCTGGCGGCGGCAGCTCCTATCGTGGCGGACGCCAGCCGGGGGACATCCAGATGACGGTGCTGGCAGATCATCCGAACAAAGCCCGTCTAGTGTTCGACCGCACGGTCGACTTCGAGACCGCGATGCGGGTCCTGCAGATCATCAAGGAGGATGAACGCAAGGCCCTGCAGACGGCGATGCCACCGACCGGGCGTTCATTCGGCAAGCCAGAGCCAGAATTACGCGGCGTCCCGACCAACGCCGCCACCGCAGCGCCAACAGCAGCCTGATGCGGTTGCTGACGCAGCACCAAGCCGCCGAGGTGATGCGCTGTTCGATCGCAAAAATCGCGCGGTTGCGGCGCGATCACGGGCTGCCCTGGATCAAAGGGCGCCCTGTCCTGATACCCGAAACGGAGTTCCTGACGTGGCTAGAAAGTCAAACGATCCGACAAGTGTCCGCACCAGCAGACTTAAACAAAACAGCCAAGGCTACTGGGAGATCTGGTTCACCGAACAAGACGGTGGGACCGGTCCCGGCAGCTATAAAACCAAACGTATATCATGCCGCACGAAGGATTACGTTGATGCGCAAGCGGTCCTGAGCCGGTTCCTCGACGCCGAACGGCAGAACGCGGGGGCCAGGATGGGCTGCGGCGCAGCACCCACGGTGGACGAACTCTGCGCCCGCTGGCTGGACCACGTCGCGCCGATGGGCAAGGCGAAGACCGGGCGCTACGTACTGGTGCCGGTGCGCCACCTCTTGGGAAAGTACACCGTCGACCAGCTGACCGACGCACGGCTGCAGGACTACCAGATGCGGCGCGGCGTGAGCGCCGGCTCGATACGCCGCGAGCTGGGCGGTCTGCGCACGGTGCTGCGATGGGCGGCGAAAAAGAAACTCATCGCCGGAGTGTCGGTGCCGGAGTTCGAGCTGCCGCCGCCGGAGGGACCCAGGGTGGTGTTCCTGAACCGGGACCAGGAGCAGTGGTTCTGGGACCAGGCCATGGCGTGGGGGACCACGCACCGGGCGCACACGCCCCTGGAGAGCGGGTCTCGGGTAAGTTTGTTCGTGGCGCTGGCGCTGGAGACCGCCGCGAGGCGGGGCGCGATCTACGATCTCACCTGGGACCGGGTGGACCTCGAACAGGGCCTGATCGACTACCGGGTGCCGGGCCGGCGGGTGACCAAAAAGCGAAGGGTGCAGGTGCCGATCTCAGACCGGCTGACGCCGGTGCTGGAGGCGGCGTGGCTGGCGGCGCCGAAGGACGCGGACGGGAGAGCCGCGGGACGGGTTCTCGGGGCTACAGGGTGCCTACGGCGGGCATTCTGGGTGATGTGCCACACGCTGGGGGTGCCGTGGGTGACGCCGCATGTGCTGCGGCATACGTGGGCCAGTCTGGCGGCGATGAACGGGGTGAGCTTGTGGGACATCGCCCAGGTGCTGGGCGACACGATCGCCACGGTGGAGGCGAACTATCTGCATCTCACGCCGGGGCACCTGCGCAGCGCGATCAACCATAAAACGCGAACACTGACGACGACGGCGGTGGTGTCGTGAAGATCATGAAAATCACCGGGACCATTTATATAACAACAGGAGTTATAACATGAGTGATGCACAGAGCAATGTAAGTGAGATCAAAACCATCGTCACTGACATTAAGAACGATTTGACCAGGTTCGAAAACACCGAGGAAGAAGTCCGCGATGCTGTCGGTAGACTTAGCATTATGCGCGGACAGCTTTGCGATCAAATGCTAGAACTTCTAGCAATCGAAAAGGACCCTGACCTTACTCACGAAGAAATAGGCAGCAGGATCAAGGAGGTGCGGGAACAGCTTTGTGCTCAAATGCTGGAACTCGTAACCCTCGAAACTAACATGCTGGAGTTCTTTCTCCCAAATGAACCTGTAGAAGCCGCGCCCATAATGACAACCAGAGCATCACCATGATCATATTTGTTTTCATCCTTGTCGGTGCCGGTCTCGTCATGGCCGGCGTCGCCGGGTGGCGCCGTTGGGCCGAAGAAGAAAACATGACGTTCAAACGAGACACGCCCGAAATGCAGGAACGCCGTGAGCAGTTACGGCAGGCACGGCGGGTTCGTGATCGTTCCTGGCCAGTGTGAAAAACTCAGACAGAAAAGGGGTTCAAGCAAATGAACACATATCGCCCGTCGCCGGCGCTGGACCTGCAGGAGTTCATCCGACAATCCGAGCCGGGTTGGAAAGCCGCCGGCTACAAACCGCTGCCGTTCGGATCGGTGGCGTTGCTCCTGGCTATCCCACAGCACTGGGACTGGCCCGAGGTGACACCTGAACAGGCGCTGGCCGATCTGTTGGATGTACAGGACGCCCTGACGCAGACAATAGCCCTGGTCAGCGAACGTATTCGTGCGTTGCAGGCAGATAGAGCTAAAGCAGGACCAAAAGGCATGAGCCAATGAGCGACCAACCGCCGAGCCTGGAGCTGATCATGCGCAAGCTCGATCAGGTGATCCAGGACAACGGTATTTTCCGCGACGACATGCGGGTGCAGACCGCCATCATCATGCGGATCGACACCACGATGGGGACCATACTGACTGAACTGAGGGCCATGCACGCACGCCATGATCGTCTGGCGCAGCGCGTCGAGAAACTTGAGAAAATCCCTGAATAAACGACCAGAGGCGGCAGGTGTGACACCTGCCGCCCCCTCGTCGTTTTCGCGACACGACCCGCGATAACCACACCCCGAGGCAGGACACCACTCCCACCGCGCGAGAACGCCAGGGCCGAGGCCCTGACGCCAGGGCGAAATATGGCGCCTCTTGCTGTGTTGCACAAGACGAAACCCCCTTGCGCGAAGATCACGGCCAGGTGCAGGGTTGTGTCTTGTCGGCCGGTCACAACGCCGGGGCGACAAACCAAACACGACACCCACCACACCCAAGCTGTTTCAGCAAAATCGCGAGGGAGGCTACCGTCATGCCCGCGTCCCGGGACCGGCAAACCGTGTCCAACACCGCCGTCATCAGTAACGAAATGTTCCTGCGGCATATGTTCGGGGACCAGTGGCGCCGCGCCCTGATCGCCGGCTTCGCGGGCGACCCGCGCAAGGCCGAGGACGCCAACTGGACGGCGTATCCGGCCACCATGCTGCCGAGCGAAGCGCGACAACGCGAACTGAATATGTATTTCTGCCCGTCGCTGGTGCGCGGGACCCGGCGCGTGGTGAGCGGGTTCATCAGCCTGCATGTGCTGGTGATCGACGACTACGGGACCAAGGTCCCTGTCGGGGTGCCAGAGCGGGTGCTGGGGCTTGGCGCCACGTATATCCTGGAGACCTCGCCGGGGAACTACCAGGCCGGCTGGCTGCTGGACCCGCCGCTGACCGACCTGGCGTGGACCAAGGGCATGCTGGCGCTGCTGCGGTTCGCCATCGGCGCCGGGGACAACCTGACCGATCCGGTGACCTGGCGCAGGTTGCCCGTGGGGGTCAACGGCAAATACGGCGCCTGGCCGGTCGACCTGGGACCACCGCTCCCAGTGCGCCGGTCATGATCGGCGGCAGCCGGATCACCCCGCAGGACTGGACCCAGATCCAGACCCAGATCGGCAGCATCACGCCGGTGAGCGGCGGCAGCGGCAGCACGCTGATGCCCGATCCCGGCGAGATCGAGGCGGACGCGGTGCTGCAGGCGTTCCGAATGCTGGGCCGGGTGCAGGGCCATGGCCGGGGGACAACCATGGGCTGGGGGTTCGACGTCGACTGCCCCTGGCTGGAGGACCACACCGACCGGATCGCATCGGGCGCGGTGTATGTGCCGGTGTTCCAGCGGTTCCAGTGTCACCACGGGCATTGCCAGGACCGGACCATCACGGATGTGAGGGTCCGGCTGAACGAGCAGCTCAGGGCGGCGCTGGGGACCACGCTGGCGGCGTTGGAGTTCGACGACGTGGACCCGGCCTTGATAGGCGGCGTGGCCGCGCAGACGGCGGCGCAGGCGGCACAAGCAGCCCAGCGGGTGCTGGCCAGCTGCGACGGCAGCGAGGACGGATTGGCGCTGGCGTTCGCCGCCGAACACGCCGGCAGCTTACGGTTCGATCACCTGCGGCAGAAATGGTTCGTCTGGTGGGGCGCAAGCACCGGCAGCTACTGGCGGGAGGACGGCACCGCGCAGGCGTTCCGCTGGGCCAGACAACTGGCGCGTGCGTTCCGGCGGATGCCGGACGCATCGATCAAGGCACTGGGCAAGATCGCCGTGGCCGGCGCGATCGAGCGGGCGGCACGGGCGGACGGCCGGCTGGCGGTGGACGGCAAGGGCTGGGACCCGGACCCGTGGCTAGCCGGGGCGCCGGGCTGCGAGGTGGATCTCCGGACCGGGACGAGCCTGGCGCCCGACCCGGATCATCTGATCACGAAGCAACTCCGGGTGGCCCCTGACCGGGACCAGCCGACCCCGGTGTGGGACCAGTTCCTGTGGGACAGCACGGGCGGTGACCCGGCGCTGATGTTATTCCTGCAGGCATGGTTCGGCTACTGCCTGAGCGGCGACACGAGCGAGGAAAAGTTCGTGTTCATCTTTGGCCCGGGCGGCAACGGCAAAAGCACCTTCGTCGGTGTGCTGACCGACATCCTGGGCGATTATGCCGTGGTCACGCCGGTGGATACGTTCATGCAGCGCAAGCACGCGGCGCACCCGACTGAGATCGCCCGGCTGGCGGGCGTGCGCGCGGTGATCGCCAACGAGATCGAGGAGAACGCCACGTTCAACGCGGTGCGATTGAAAGAGCTGACCGGCGGCGGCGCGGTCGCCGCGCGGTTCACCCACAAGGATTTCTTCCAGTTCAAGCCGCAGTTCAAGGTGACCTTCGTGGGCAATCACCAACCCCGTATCGTCAACGTCGACGAGGCGATGCGGCGCAGGCTCATATTGGTGCCGTTCACCCAGACGCCGACACGGGCCGACGCCACGCTGAAAGAGCGGCTGGTCCCGGAATACCCAGGCATCCTGGCGTGGGCGATCGAGGGTGAAAACCTCCGTAGGGCGACGGGTGGGCTGGCGGCGCTGATCCCCGGCGCCGCGACCGCCGCGACCACGACGTATCTCGACGAGCAGGATACGTTCAAGGCGTGGGCCGCCGAACGGTGCGCGTTCGGGACCAGTCGGGACCACGTTATGTCGCCGAGGGCAGGGTTCGAGGACTACAGAACGTGGTGCGGTGACAACCAATGCACGCCCGTCGTGGGGGAACGTGAGTTCAGCCAGAAGGTGCTGACCAGCTTCCCGAAGTGTCAGCTGGAACGCAGTAATGGTGTCCGAAAGCTGGTCGGACTAAGACTTTCACCACAAAATGTTGTAGATTGCTGACCGACAGTGCCGCACAGTGCCGCACAGTGCCGGATGCTCCGTATCCCCCTTATGTGTGTGTGTGTGCGCGTATGAGAGGGATAGGGAGCATCCGACACTGTGCGGCACTGCTAGTCGAAAACCTCCGTAGGGCGTTGGGGTGCCGCCGCGGCGGACGAGGCGCCGGCGGGCGGTCGCTCGCTCGCTTCGCTCGCGAGCGACAAGCTTCGCGGTCACAGGGACCAGCCCGCCCAGGTCAGAGGCGCCCGGGGGCGTGTAGCCTGCCAGGACGCCATGCGGCGGCGACAAGCGGCACAACGCCATGTGGGCGGCGTCACGGCCCATGAGGGGCGCCAGACGCCCCTGGCGCCTAGCGCGGACACCACGAGGCCGCACACGGTCAAGCCCAGCCCGTCGCGTGCGAGATGCACGCGGCGGTTGGCGCGGCGGACGGTCACTTGGAGCGGCGCGGCCGCGGCGCCTTGGCGGGAGCGGTGCCGGTCAGCTGGGTGCCTATGACGTCGGCCAGAGCATCCAGCAGCCAAGGGTTACGAGCGGCTAGATCATCGCAGTAGCCGTTGACCGCGTCGGGGCTGACGTCGCCTTGGACGCGGACAATGCCGGTGGCAGCGTTCAGCTTGGCGCGGTATTTTTCCGGCAGGGCAAAGGGGGAGCGGGGTTGAGCCATGGTGTTTTGATCCTTCGGTGTTGTGGTTCGTGGTCTCGTCAGGCAGCGCGTGACGCTGCGACCATGGGCGCGGCGGATGCGCCCATGGTTTCGACCTAGCCTCAATCGTTGCCGCCTCCACGGGGGTTCGCGTCCTCCAACATGCTCACCAGCACGCCCAGCCCCGTGCTGGCCAGCTGCGCCAGATCGGTCACGTTGACCGAGTAGCGCGGCGGGAAGGCGGCGGTCACGCTGGCGCAGTCCATCCCCACGCCGACAACCTCCACGCCCATGTCCTCCGCGAGTGAACACGCGGCGACCACGGCGGCTTCACCGTAGTCGCATTCACCATCGGTCAGGACCATGCAGATATGCCGGCTGGCGTTGACTTCGACGAGCATGCCGGCAGCGCCTAGGATGGCTGGCGCCAGCGGTGTGTATGCGGTGGCGTCGACGCTCCCCAGTGCAGCGGCGCAGCTGTCCATAGGCGTGGCGAACGGTTTGACCACGGTTAGCATGGCGCCGGTCGGATTGGCGCTGTTACGCGTGCTCAGCTGGTCAAATCGCGTGTGGAACGCGACCACGGCAGCTTTGGCGTTGGCAGCTTCGGCCGCACGGGCAATGTGCCATGCGGCGGTTTGAGCAATGGCCATGCGACTGACGGTGCCCGTGCTGGCGTAGACGTCATTTGCCATGCTGCTTGAGCCGTCGATCAGGACCAGCAACGCGGTGTCCATCCCGGGCGTGTCGTCCCGCTGCGAGAACACGTCCAAGGCGCCGGCGCGCATCCGCACCAGGGCGCGGCGATCCAGCCGGCCGGATGTCTCATGGTGCGTCCTGCGGTGGACTTCCTCAGACACCAGCAGTCTACCAATCTGGCCATGCAGGACCGAGTTGCGCGGCAGTCGCGCGGTTAACTCGTTGGCATACATACGATTGGCCGTATCGTTGCCATGTCCCCTGGCCGTGCTTGGCCGGACGATGTTCTGCGCGGTTATCAGATGCCGCGCGTCATTGGTGCGGGCATGGCGGGCCAGATTGTCGATGCCGGCACGTTCGGCGACTTTGGTCATGGCGGCGGTCAGGTCCGCGTCGCCTGACGTGACAGGCGGGCCGTCCCTCTGGCCTTCCTGAGCCTCCCCAGAGGCGCCAGGGGCCTCCCCAGCCTCTCCAGCCTCCCCAGAGGCGCCAGGGGCCTCCCCAGCCTCTCCAGCCTCCCCAGAGGCGCCAGGGGCCTCCCCAGCCTCCCCAGAGGCGCCAGGGGCCTCCCCAGCCTCCTCAGAGGCGCCAGGGGCCTCCCCAGCCTCCCCAGCCTCCCCAGAGGCGCCAGGGGCCTCCTCAGCCTCCCCAGAGGCGCCAGGGGCCTCCTCAGCCTCCCCAGAGGCGTCAGGGGCCTCCTCAGCCTCCCCAGAGGCGTCAGGGGCCTCCTCAGCCTCCCCAGAGGCGTCAGGGGCCTCCTCAGCCTCCCCAGAGGCGCCTTGCTGGCCCTGCTGGCCTTGCTGGCCCTGCTGGCCTTGCTGGCCCTGCTGGCCTTGCTGGCCCTGCTGGGCTTGAGCCTGCTCCATGCGGACCAGCTCAAGCGCCAGCAACCTGACCGCGTCGGTGGAGCGGCATCGCCTGACGCCTGCCAGGGCATGGTTGACCAGCTGCGCCACGTTCCGGCTCATATCGGCGCGGAGGGTATGCGCGGCTGGTATCGCGTAGCCGTTGGCGACGCGGCCCAGCACGCTGGCGACATACGGGGCGTCGGACACGCGCTGACCGATGGTCACGCCCATGCCCGCAGCCTTGCCCAGGGCCTCCACAAACAGGTGGTTGCTCATGGTCCCGAGTAGCGTCCGCATGGCAGGGAAAAACCCCGCTTTGATTTCAGCGGCTTCAATGCGGACGTCCTCAAGACAGTTCGTCCAATGGCGGACACGTTCGCCAGCGGCACAAGCCCGTTCCCATGCTCCCTTGTTGGTGTGCAGGACATGGCAACACTCGTGGACGATGAACGCCACCAGCCGGTCCGCTTCGGCGCGTGTCAGTATCGTGTCGGGTGGCAACCCGGTCATGTTGAGTGTGACGAGCGGTCTCTTGTCGGACCATGAGACGGAGGCCGTCGCGCCTCCGTTGGTGGTGACGACGACTTCACGCGCAATCTTGCCACCTTCCCGCAGCGCCAGGATTTTGGTGGCGGTCTCATGGGTGGCGTGAACCACGTCAATGTAACGAGGCATGATGTTTCCCCTATCAAACGGTGGTGAAGCTGGCAGCGGCAGCGCGCCCAGCCGGGGATGGATTGGTAACGGATGGGTCAGCCGGATCGGACGAAGCGGTCTTACCCTTCAGTGCCCGCGCCACGTTGGCATGGTCATAGGCCAACAGGCATTGTTCGCGTAGCGTTTCGACGTCCTGCTCAGCGGCACAGTTCAACACCGCACTCTGAAACGCATACTCCGCGTCCACACCATCTTGCAAAAGTTCAGACCATGCCAGCAACCGACGCAACCCTATCCCACGGGACAGCTGTTGATTGTCGGCAGCGGCGCGGGTGACTGTTGCAGCTGAAACTAACAGCTGTGCCAGTTCCGGTGTGCAACCGGTATAGGCACAGATGATATCTGCTTCGCGGTCACTTGGCAGGAAGTCCACGCGCACACGCACACCGAACCGGTCAAGGAAAGCAGCGTTGAGTCTGTTGGTGTCGGTATATCCTCGTCGGGCGCCTCCCCCTTCACCATTGGTGTTATCGGTGGCGAGGAATAATACGCCAGGGGCAACGCATACGCGCCGGCCAGTCTCAGCAATGAATAGCTGACGATTGGCTAAGACGTTCTGCATGACAAACAATGCACCAGGGCGTGCGACACTGGGTTCGTCCAAACAGATGACGCAACCCGGTGTTTGAATAGCTCTGGTCAGCTGACCGTCCTGCCACGTCACGCCACCGCTGGCATCGGGCACCGTCATGCCCACGAGCGTGCTGGCATCGGTCCCGGTGTCGCAGGATATCAACGCGAATGGCCGGCCGGTTCTCGCCGCCAATTGCTGCGCCCATTCGGTCTTTCCCGTGCCGGCGGGACCAAACAGCATTACGTTGCGGCCCCGTGCCAACTGCGAAAGTGCAGTCTCAGTCTGGGGGTGTGGCCAAAGATACCTGTCGTTGACCTTGGGCGTGTCGGGATGGGTGGCATCCCAGATCGCGGTTGTGCGGCTGGCCATGGTCCCGGTCACGCCAAACAGCGTGCGCCAAGTCTCGCTGGTCCCGGTGGTCTTGGCGGTGTGGATCGGACGCGCGCCCGGGATGACGTCAACGGGCACTTGGACCTCACGCACGACCTCAACGGTTACGGCGGGCTTGTGCGCGTCAATCACCAGCTGGCGCAGTCTGTCAAGCTGGAAAACCCACCCGTCATGATCAGGGAACGGATCGATTGCAATTCCGCTTCGATGGCGTTGCCTTCGGCCAGCAGATCCTGGCCGGCGGGTGTCAGGGCCATGGTGTCGGTGTCCTCCCCAGGCAACGCGCCGAAAGGCGGCGTATTGTCGATTGCTGCATTGTGATGGGTCAGGGCGGCATCGGCGGCATGCAATGCGTTCCGGGCGATAGCATCCGGATCGACATTGAGATGGCGTAATGCGTCGTAAAGATTGCCAACTGTCAGATCATTGACGCGCCGGCCGTTTAGCACGGTGTCGGCTTGAGGATGGGTGCGTAACGCGTGGCGCAAGGCGCCACGGGCAACGTGTGAGGGGTAAGCCATTTGATTGGTGTCCTTTGGTGTGGTGTGGTGTCGTGGTGTCGTGTCTCGGCCCCGGCTTAGTCAGACCGGGACACGACACATAGCACGACAAAAGCACGGGACAAGACAAAAATGGCTCAAATCGGTGAAATATCGACTTGGGGCGGGTGGCGAGGATCGCCCAATAGCATCGCTGCTTTACTACGCTGTCAGGTCCCCTACGCGGACCAGCGCAAGTGTAAGCGATGCCGCACGATCGCAATGCGAGGTCGCGATATGTGCCGGCGGCATTGTGGTGTGTGGTTTGCTGGCGATGCGGGTGGCAGGGCTGAAAGCCGATTGCTGCGCAAGATGGAACGTCTTGGGCTGCTACCGCTGGAATTGCTGGCGTGGCCCTTGTGGCGGGAGCTGGCTACGGTCCGCCTGGCAGAGCGGGCACCGGTCCGCCTGGCACTGGTGCAAGCTTGGGACAAACGGGACCAGGCGCCGCTTTACTGGTCTCGGGTGCAGCGCCAGGCGCTGACGGTGGCGCGCCAGGCGCCTCGGGCTGTGAGGGAGTTATCGTGGTGCGGACACGGCTAGCTGAGCGCAAGGCGAGGTCGGCGAAGGCGCGCGGGACCAAGGCGGGACCAGTAGCGGGACCACAGAATGTGGTGGTGAAGCGGGACAAAGGCGCAACAGAGGGTTATGAAACGATAGCGTTACGATCGGTCATCGACGATTTGAACGCTCCGGCAACCGCTCGGGTGCAGGCTGCGCGCACCCTGGCTGAGATGGACGGGCGGATCGGCCGGCACCAGGTAGCTCCGTCCCGGGTGGCGTCGGAAGGGCTGGCCAGCCTGTCCCGGGACCAGCTGGTCTTGGAGCTGGAACGCCTGCGCGCAGTGTGCGAACTGGGCTTGATGCCTGGTCCCAGGGCCTAACCCTTTGGTTTCATTGGGCTTGTCCCTCCCTGACCAAGGGGAAGCCATGGTCCTCGCCCCTCGCCGCCGGTCCCGGGACCAGGCGCCACCGGGCTTGCCGCCCCCTCCCGGGGGTCGCGCCCGGCCGCGTTGAACCCATGATCAGTATGCGTTCCTAGTTTGCACTCCCCTATGTTTCGTTACGGAGGTGAAATGCGTCCTCGATCAGACCCTGGCTATGCCCGCGGTTTGCGGACCAGAACAGATCCAATCTATCAAGCGTTCTACTCTATGCGTAGTCGCTGCATCAGCAAACGCCCTAAAAGCTATCGAGTTTACGCGGGCAGAGGGATAGCGATCTGTGACCGCTGGCGGTCATATGACGCTTTTTTGGCGGATATGGGTCCTTCCTGGTTTTCTGGCGCTACGCTGGACCGCATTGATAATGACGGCGGCTATTCTCCTGATAATTGCCGCTGGGCGACGCGGGTTCAGCAGGGGCAGAACACGCGGGCCAACGTCCGGGTGCCCTATCAGGGTGAAATGCTGACGCTCTCCGAGGCCGCTCGTCGCAGCGGCATTGACGCTACCACCTTGAATTATCGAGCAAAACACGGGCGCGAGCTGTTCATCCCTGTTCGCAGGGCTGCGCCAAAACCTCCCCCAAAGCCGAGGATGATGGTGGATACGCCGTTGGGGCCGATGAACCCGGTTCTTATCGAGCTGATTTATGGCGTGCCGTATGCCAGTATCAAGCTGAGGCATGAGCGCGGCATCACCTGGCGCGAGGGGTTGCTGAACCCGCCACATCACTGGACCCGTCGTCCGAAAGCCTAGTTGTTTGCATTCTTTGTCTCGTCATGTGTAGTGTGTCTCGCATGACGTAGCAAAGACACAGAGCCATGTCCGTGACGGCGCGTCCTCGCACCACCCCGGTGCCGTTGGTGCCCGAACCTGCGCCTCCTGTCCGGCAGTATTCGTTTACCGACTGGCAGACGAACAACCCGACGTCGCCGCCCCCGGGCGATCGGATGGATGCCGAGTATGATCGGGCAAATACCGCGATTTCTCAGACCCTTAGCTGGGTCGAAGTCAGCCTGAACACCGATGGCACGCTGAAGGCCGGCTCGGTCGGCCAGAGCCAGATGGTGTCCGGTTTGTTCGACGACATCGCCCAGGGCATCATCGACGAGGTCCAACCGCTGGTGGACCAGGCGCAGAGTTACGCGTCGGCGGCGGCGGGATCGTCCAGCACCGCTCAGGCCGCGGCGGCCGCGGCGGATAACGCGAACACCGCCGCCGGCGGCTCCGCGGCGACCGCCAGCAACGCCGCGATCCTGGCCTCGACGGCCAATAATTCGGCACAGGGCTACGCGACCACCGCGCAGACCGCGGCCACGAACGCCGATAATTCCGACAATGATGCGCAGGCCGCGGCGGCCCTGGCAGAGGATTATGCCGACGTGACCCAGGCATGGGCGGAACACATGCCGGATACCATCCCGCCGAACATCCTCGCCGTGATGAATATCACCGGGGACCACTGGTCCTCGCGGTGGTGGGCCAACCAGGCGGCAGTTATCGGTGAATACTGGGCTGATCTGGCGGCGACCACGTTCGGCGCCCGGCAGCGATTGCAGGCCCTGCTGTATCGTGCCACCGCGAACCAGACCGTCTTTCCGCTCACCACCCCGGACCTCGCCAGTAATTACTATACGATTGTATCGACAGAAGCCGTTGAGGTTCACGTCAACGGCGCCCGGCTGCCGCAGGATGATCCGAACCCCGGCAGCGGCGACTGGAGCCTCAATCCGGCGACCTCGACGGTGACGTTTCTGACGCCGTTGCGCGCCGGCAGCATGGTGCAGATCGACGTGCTGTCGCCGGATGTGTCGGATCAGTCCAGCGAGTTTTACTTGCCGGCCTCCGGCGCGGCGCCGTTCGCCCAGGCGACCGACATCAACACGTCCTATCACCTGTCGCGCTGGGCCAAGGGCGGCACGCAACGCGTCGTGATCATCGGTGACAGCACGTCCACCGATACGCCGGTGCCCAACTATACGGTGGATGCGACCCAGACCATCTGGGGCGCGCTCAAGGCAGAGATCGCCCGGCAGAACCCGCAGTGTTCCTTCACGTTCGTCAACCGGGGCATCTCCGGTTCCAACTGGGCCTGGGTGCTGCAAACCGGCACCCAGATCGGTATGCCAACGGCGCCGACACCGCCGCCGTGGTTCACCGATCTCAGCCTGCGGTGGATCGACTATGTGAAGGTGCTGGAGCCGGAGACGGTGTTCTTTCTGCTCGGGACCAACGCCACCAGCGCCAATACTGCGCTCTATATCGGCGATGTCATGACCGAGGTCGGGTCATGGGGCAAACGCCCCGACATGGTCATCATCACCAATAAAACCGCCAACGCGGACGCCGGCGGACAGTATGCTGATGATCAGGAATACTATAAGGCCACGTCGGCATTTCTGCGCACGTTCGCCAGGACCAATGGCCGTGGTTTCAACCCGTCGTTTCCTTTTCTGCGCTTTGGGCTGCTTGATCCCGGCCGTCACTACAATGCCCGGGCGTTCGGCAAGGACTTTGCCTATCAGTATCTGACCCGTGTGCCATCGGCGATCCGGAACGGCCTGGTGTTGACCGGTCCGCTACCCACCACCGTGACGACCATCGGGACCACCACGGACGGCGACCTGCGCATGACGCTGGTGTTCGTCAACGGCGGTGGCACGGCGATGTTCGCGGTGTGCGGCGCGCCAGGTTTTTACATTAACATCTCGAAACAGACATCCAACCGGCTACACGTGTCCCTGACTTCCGGCGGCATATGGACGGTGCGCTATCAGCTGACCGGATCGGATAACCCGCCGGCTGTCGCTGGCGTCAACTACTCGCCGCCCGCCGGCGACGTGACCATGACCATCACACTGAAGGGCGAGGTGGTGCAGGTCTCGCTCAATACCATCCTGGTGCTGGATACCACGCTGCCCCGGTTCATCTGCAACGCCACGATCGCGATCGCCAGCGCCCTGGCCCCGGTGGGCGCTCCGATGGTCTTCAACGTCACTGAGTTTTATGAGGGCATCGGTGCGCCATCCTTCCGCACGCTCGATCCCGCCAGCGCCTTCGGCCAGGGCGGCGGGCCGCAGGCCGGCAACGACATCAACCACCCATCCAGCAGCACGGTCGCGCTGATCGACGCGCAGGTCATTGCCTCGACCAACTGGGGCGTGCCGCAGGTAACTGTAGAGGACGATGAAATGGCGCAGCTCTATGTGGCGTCCGCCGTGGTGGGGAACGGCGCCGACATCACGGTTGATCAGTTGCAACGCTTCACGCTGAACGGCAGCCAGCTGAAGAACATCGGCGATGCGATCATCATCGACGTCGGCGGCCAGATCGCTTCGTCGGCTGATACCAAGAGTGTCTGGGTGCGCTGGGTCACGACGGCTGGCTCGATATTGTGGACAACCACCGGCAGCGGCGGCTCGCTGTGCCATTGGTCGGCCTCGATCACGATCACCAAGCAAAGCGCCGGGGTGCAACAGTATAAGGCGCAAGGTTCTGCGTCATCGGTCAACTACATATCGGGCACGACCACTGGGCAGGCCGGACAGGACGATACTGTGCCGATCGATATTTATGTCCTCGGTCAGAACGCCACCAACCCGGTGGCGAACAGCGTGACCTGCCGGATCTTCCGCGTCGCCTATCTCAAAGCGCCGGGGACCTGAGCTGATGGCGTCCACGCGTAATTTCCATCTCGCCCAGGCCCCGGGTGACGGCACCACCGTGCTGCCGGACAACCTCACACTGCCGACCGTCAACCAGGTTCTGGCGGTAGCCGCTCTGGACGGCAATTATGTCCTGACCGGATTTGTCAACCCGCCCCCGGCCGCTGGCATGCTGCCGCTCGCCGGCGGCACCATGACCGGCCCGATCACGCTCGCCGGTAATGCCGTCCAGCCGTTGCAGGCGGTGCCCTTGCAGCAGGTCAGTACTGTGCCGGTGACGGCAACCGGCGGCACGACATCCCGCGCGCTGACGGATCGCTTCGCTGATGTCGTCAATGTTCTTGACTTCGGCGCGGTGTTCGACGGCAACTCGCATCCCTTATCGGCCTATTACAGCACGCTCGCTGCGGCCCAGGCCGTGTATCCGCACGCCGTTGCCTTGACCGATGAAATCGACGGCGTGGCAATCCAGGCAGCCATCAATCTCTGCCAGTCGCGCGTGGTGAACTACAGCTATGGCGGCACTGTCATGCTGCCGTGCGGAAAGGGCCTCGTTAACCGGCCACTGACGATCAGCAAGCAATCGGTCTCGTTGATCAGTCGGGGCGATGGGTTCCAACTCAACGCCGCCGTTAATCGCCAGTTGCCATCGGCTCCCACACAGCTTCTCTGGACCGGCGCACCGCGCACCGCCGGTCAGCTCCAGTCGAACATGCTGACCATCGCACCGACCGATGGCGGTCGCATGTTGTCCGGCACAAATCTGCGCGGCATCCTGTTTCACTGTAATCAGATAGCTGGCGCGGCGGGGCCGCTGATCGCCAGCGTCAAGCACGCGGTCATCGACTGCGCGACATTTGAACCAGCGGGCATATCCTATCCGGGCGCGTCGCTGACATCCGGGTCCCAGACCATTACCGTGACATCCACCGCCGGGTTGCGGCTGGGCGAAAGCGTGGTGAGTGCCAGCCTGCCAGGTGGCGCCTTCGTGGCGTCCATTGTCGATGCAACGCACTTTACGGCGTCGGTCCAGGCGTCGGCGACCAGTACCGAGACAGTGACGATCGGCGGCGAGGGCATTCGCTTCGATGTCGTGGACGGGCTGAGCGACGGCAACGACACGCAGTATTTGCGCGTGCGGTTTGCGGGGCTTGCGCTGGCCGGGGCGTTAAACGCCACAGCGCCACTCGTGCTGATCGGCGGCACCAATGTGCAGGGATCGATGGCTGGCACCCATTTCGGCAATACCTGCTTCTGCTGGTTCGACGACCTCTACTGTGTATACAACAACGGGCACGGTGTGGTTATCAACAACAGCGACCATAACTTCCATGACAGCTTGCTGGGACAGAACATAGGCGGCGGTCCTGGTCGTATGTTCATTGTCAACGGCACGCTCGATAGCGGCCGTGTCGCGCGCTATCATGTGTTCAATCATATCAGCTATAGCGGTACTGCGCTGTTCGCCGGCACTGATACGGCTGGGTTTACCTCGCCCACCATCGGCCATCGGATACGCATCCTCGATCGCGACAACGGCGCGCCAGTGCCGACGATCGGTGTCGGCGCGACTGTCCAGATCGGCGCCGATACGCTCCCCGTGCTGGGCTTCACCGGCGGCAATGCGCCTGTCCAGGTGCAATATCAGGACGCCACGGCGGCGGGCGGTAACGCCCGTGGCGCCTATGCGGTCGATCTGCAAGGCAGCCGGGCAGCCGCGACCCAGGTTGCGAGCGGCGTGCAAAGCACGATCGGAGGCGGTCGGAACAACGTCGCATCCGGGCAGTACTCGGTCGTGGTCGGTGGTTCCGGCAACACCGCAAGCGGGCAAGGGTCCGCCGTGTTCGGCGGCAATAACAACTCTGCGACGCAGATGTTTGCGCTCGCCGGCGGTGGCGCTGCTATCGCGGATACCTACCTGACGCTCGCCTTTGGCGGCGTCATCGCGGCAGGCAGGCAATCGCAATACAACATACAGGTGCTGCGCCAACTGTCGGCGGCCAATACCACGCCTGTGACGCTGACTGCTGACCTCGCCGCGCCGAGTACTATCAACATCGCCAACTCAACCTCGGTGTCGGGTCATCAGTGCAGCGCGCTGACGGTCACGCTGGCCGCTACGGACAGCACTAATGCGGCCAATTCTTATGTGTGGCGGCAACAGCTGGGACTGCTCAAGAAAGTCGCGGGGGCGATGAGCTACACGCCGATCAGCACACCCGTGTCAGGCGGCAGCGGGACGACGACCGGCATCGCCGTTGCTGAGGCGGTCGATAATACCAACAAGGGTTATCTGCTGACGTTTACCCCGCCCACCGGCAACGCGGTGATCTGGCGCGTCGTGGCGACCGTCGAGTGGACCCGTGTGGATGGAGCATAAACACATGGCCAAAACCAAAACCGCACCTGTCGAGACCCTCGATGCCGCGCCGGAGCCGCTCGTGGACATGACCCCGGCAAGCCTGATCGGCGGTGCCATCACCGATCAGGCCGCGTTCCTGACGACGATCACCGCGATCCTCAACGGCTCGATGGCGATCAGCATCAACGGTGCTGTCGTGCAGGGCGTGTCGACCACGTTCAGCGGGCTGAACACCATGCCGCTGGTGGCGGCCGCCATTGCGGGCATGCTGGGTGGCGCCACCGTGGTGCGCTGCACCTGGAACGCCACCACGGCGGGTCTCACCATCACCACGGTCCGAACCGGCCTGACGGCGAGCATCGGCTACGCCGGCGCCCCGGTGGCTGGCACGGATATTTCGTCGCTCTGCCACTTCACCGCCGCGACTGGGGCCTCGCTCACCCAGGGCCAGGTGCCACGCCCGGCTGGGATCGGCGTCCTGCGGGTGCAGAAACAGCGGTATCGCGACTGGATCGCGGCCGGCGGCACGCCGCCGATCTATACCTGATATGCTCGCGGCGGACCTCCAGCGTTACGAACTGGTCCTCAAGCGGCTGATCGCGATCATCGACGCGACCACGTCGATGCTGGCGTTTACCCGTCTGATGATGCCCTCGCCGCGTTTCCCCGATGATCCGGACCACTCGCGCTACGAGGTGCAGCGGTTCCACGAAGTCATCTGCGCCGCCCTGGAGGAACTCGCCGCCGGCCGCATGCGCCGTCTGATCATCAACCTGCCGCCGCGCCACGGTAAGACCCAGCTCGCCAGCAAGATGTTCATCGCCTGGTTCGTCGGCCTGCACCCTGAACTCAGCACGATCTTTGGCACCTACAACGAGAAGTTCTCGCAGGACATCGGCCGGGCGGTGCGCGACATCATGCTGTCGCCGGCCTACGCCCAGGTGTTCCCGGAGACCGTCCTGAAGGACGACAGCCAGGCCAGCGACCGGCTGGAGACCACCGCGGGGGGCATTATGGCCTTCGTCGGCCGCGGCGGGACCACCACCGGTCGCGGCGGCGATCTCCTATGCATCGATGATCCGATCAAGGACCGCATGGAGGCGGACTCTCCCACGATCCGCGATACGCTCTGGACCTGGTTTTCCCAGGTCATCGCCACCCGGCTCATGGACGAGACCGGCAAGATCCTCCTAATCCAGACCCGCTGGCACCAGGACGATCTGATCGGGCGCCTCACCGACCCGCATAACTCCTATTATGACCCGGAAGAGGCCGCCGAGTGGCATATCATCGACCTGCCGGCGCTGGCGTTCGATGACGGTAAGGACCCGCTGCACCGGCGCACCGATGAACCGCTCTGGCCCGGTCGGTTCGGGACCACGTATCTCAAATCGCTGCAGCGTCGGGACCACCGGGGTTTCAGCGCCTTGTACCAGGGCCGCCCTTCGCCGGCCGGCGGCACGTTCTTCTCGGTCGACTGGCTGCATACTTACAAACCCAATGACCTGCCCTCGAACCTTCGTTGTTACGCGGCCTCAGACCACGCGGTGGCGCTGAAACAAGGCAGCGACAAGACCTGTCTTCTCGTCATTGGCGTCGACAAGGATGATACGATCTGGGTGCTGCCTGACCTGGTGTGGCGGCAGATGACCGCCGAACAGACGGTCGAGAGCATGCTGCGCATGATGAAGCTGCATAAGCCCCTCTTTTGGTGGGCGGAACGATCTCACATCTCCAAATCCATTGGGCCTTTCCTCCGCAAGCGCATGCTGGAGACCCACACGTTCTGCTCGCTGATTGAGATGCAGCCGATCGCGGACAAACAGACCCGCGCGCAGTCCATTCAGGGGCGCCTCGCGATGAACCGTGTGCGCTTCCCGGAACGCGCGCCCTGGTGGCCGGCGGCACGGGACCAGATGCTGAAGTTCCCGTACGACGCGCACGACGACTTCGTAGATACACTTGCCTATATCGGCCTGGGTCTCACGCTGCAGGTGCCGGCTGGTGCCCTTCGCAAGGACGATGACCCGGACGGCGGTTATCGCGGCGCTCACGAGGAACGCACGTTTGGCTGGCTCAAGCTGCAGCGGGACCAGGCCGAGCGCAGCGTGAAACTCGGCTATGCCGGGGGAGGGTGGTGATGCCCGATCAACAGGATATGCAGACGTATGTGCGCGGTCGCCTGGCGGGGACCCAACCGCCGTCGCAGCCCACACCGGACCCGATGCAGCAGTATGTCCTGGCCCAGGGCGCACTCGGCTCGCGGGTGCCGCGAGACACAATGCCGGACAGCCCGCGGTATCTGGAAGATTTGGATGTCGCACCTGGTCCCCGGCCGCAGAGCGAGGAAGACCAGGCGCTGGACGCCGTGTTTGCGCAAAAACAGCAGCTTAAAAACCAGATCGACATGGCTGAACAGCAGATGAAGCAGCTGCCTTTAGGCTCGCCTGAACGGGATAAGGCTTACGATCAGTGGGTCGGTATGATCAAACAGTTTGGTCAGCTGAATGATCAGTTCAAAAACACGCTCCCTGGGGCATGGTCTCAGCGCCTTGTCGGTGTGGATCAGAACCGAGGCCCTGACGTGAACACGATGATGGACGCGATCCAAAATCGTCAGGCTCAGCCGCGCCAGCCGTTGCCGTCCCCGGCGCCAGGTGGCGTGCCTTATGCCCCGGCGCCATCTCCGGTGGTCCCGCAGCTCCCGGCAACCGCAGGACTGACTTCATAATGTGCTTTTCGGTCCTCTGGCTGGTGCAAACACTCGTTTGGCTGGTGGTCGTCTGCGGCCTTGTGGCGATCCTGATGCTCCTGCTGCCCATCGTGCTGGGCTGGCTGGGGGTCGCCGGCGACCTGGTGATGCGGGTGATCCGTATCATCGTCATGGTGATCGTGATCGTCGCCTTGATCTGGTTCCTGTATGACCTCTACGTGTGCGCCGCGGTCGGTGGCGGGGTTCTCAGGACCCCTGCCCGATGAGTGGTTTCATGGGACCAGATCCTGGTGTGGGACCACCGGGGATGATGGGACCACCGCCGGGACCAGACCCCATGATGAGCCAGGTCCCCGGCACGGACCAGGCTACCATGGTTCCGCGCGACCGGCCCAACCCGGATGATCCGCGGCGTAAACTCGTCAACCGCTGGCAGGACCGGGTCAAACGCGCCAAGCGGCACTGGCGCGTGCAGTTCAAGCGCATGCGCGAGAACATGGAGTTCGTCGAAGGCCGCCAGTGGCCTGATCTCTCCAAGGAGATCGGCAAGCGCGATGATCGCTATGTCGCCAATATCTGCATCCGTCACGTGCTGCAGCGCACCGCGGAACTCTACCCCAACAACCCGACCATGCAGGCGAAGACCAAGACCAAGCTGATCGCGCAGGTCTGGGACGGCAGCGAACAGCAGCTCCAGCAGGCGCAGCAGTCCGCCATGGCGGCGGCGCAGGTCGGCATGCCGCCTGATCCGAACAGCATGGCGATCCTGCAGGACGCGGCGCAGGTCAAGCAGTTCGACGCGATCATGCAGAAGATCGGCAAGACCCTGGAGCTGCTTTACGAATACAACATCCAGGAACAGACGCACTCGTTCAAGGCGTCCATGAAAATGTCGATACGCCGGTCGATCGTGACCGGGGTCGGCTACGTCAAGCTGGGGTTTCAGCGGGCGATGAAGATGGCGCCCGAGATCGAGCATCGCATCGCCGACATGAGCGAGCGCCTGGCCCATATCGAGCGTCTCGCCGCGGATTTGTCGGACCGCGAGATCGAGCCGGACAGCGCCGACGCCGAGGAGCTGAAACTGGCGATCCGCAGCCTCACCGCCGAGGGCCAGCTGGTGGTGCGCGAGGGCCTGTCGTTCGACTACCCGGACAGCACGGCGATCATCCCGGACCCGAAGTGTCGATCCCTGCGGGGCTTCCTGGGCGCCAACTGGGTGGCGCAGGAATACCTGCTGACCCCCGACGAGATCGAAGAGATCTACATGGTCGACGTCGGCAGCAGTTACACCGCCTACAACGAGGACGGCAATTCGACCGGCCACGAGCCGACCGGCGAGCAGCACTATCAGGCCGGCTACGGCAGCAACGCCGACGACGGTCCCGACATGCCGCTCAGCTGCGTCTGGGAGATCTACAACCGCAAGGACGGCACGGTGTATGTCGTGTGCGACGGTTATCCCGAGTTTCTGCAGGAGCCGACCACGCCGGAAGCCGAGATCACCCGGTTCTGGCCCTGGTTCGCCATCGTGCTGAACGAGGGCTACGACGAAAAGACCCTGTATCCCCAGTCTGACATCGACCTGATCCGCGACATGCAGCTGGAACTCAACCGGTCCCGCCAGGGGCTGCGCGAGCATCGCCGGGCCAACCGGCCGAAGACCGCGGTGGCGGCGGGCCTGCTCGAAGAACCGGATCTGGAGAAGCTGCGCACCCACCCGGCGAACGCGCTGCTCGAACTCAACGCCTTGGCCCCCGGCCAGAAGATCGACGACGTCTTGCAGGTCATCAAGATGCCGCCGATCGACGCCGCGGTGTATGACACCGCGCCGGTGTTCGAGGACGTCCTGCGCGTCCTTGGCTCAGACCAGGCGGACCAGGGGACCACATCGGGCAACGCCACGGCGACCGAGGTGTCGGTGGCGCAGTTCTCGCAGAACACCGACGTCACCTCCACGGTCGACGACATCAACGACACGATGACCGAGCTGGCGCAGGCCGCCTCGCAGATCCTGGTGCTGAATGTCTCGCCGCAGACCGTGACCAAGGTGGTGGGACCAGGCGCGGTGTGGCCCGCGCTCGACCCGCAGTCGGTGGCGGACAACGTCTGGCTCGAAGTGGACGTTGGCGCCAATGGCCCGCCCAACCGCCAGGAGGACGTCCAGATCCTCACCCAGCTGGTGCCTCTGCTGCAGCGCATTCCCGGCATCTCGCCGGAGTGGCTGGCGCGGCAGCTGATCCGTCGCATGGGTGATGATGTGGATCTGACCCAGGCGTTCGCCGAGGGCACCCCCAGCATCGAGGCGCTGAACCAGCTGATGGGGCGTCCCCAGGCCCCGCCAGGGGCGCCGGGACAAGGCCAGGGGCAGGAAGAGGACGCGGGACCAACCGGTGCCGGCCGAGGACCACCCAGACCCCCGGGTCCTGGTCAGGACCCCACCGCGCAGGGACCGGTCGGCATGGCCAACGCGATGACCGGTCCGGGCACCCAGGGTCCTCTGGGGCCGCACGTGCCGCCGCTGCAGGTCTACGGCGCCAACGGCAACCGCCCGGGGACCGGCGGTCCCGCCCGGGTGCCGGGACGCAGCCAGGGTATGCCGACGCCGTAACGTGTAGTCTCGTCACGCGAATATCGCGTGACGACGTGACACAACAAGTGTAGCCACAGGACACGTGCCGACACACAACACACGAACGACAAGGAGCGACACATGCCGTTTGTTCAGGGTTTTCTACGTGTTCGCAGGGGCGGCCACCCGGATCAGGGGCTGCCCGGCGGCGAGGGTCCGGTCGACCCCGATTATGGGATTGGTAGCGAGCATCCCGACCAGGGCCTGCCGCCACTCGGACTGGGACCAGACAATGGCCTGCCGAAGCCGCCAGCCGGGGTATGGCCGCCGCTGACCCCGAGCCATCCGATACAACCGGCTCCCCCGGGCACGCCGCCTGGCACCATCTGGCCGCCCGTGTGGCCGGTCGATCCCGGCTATGGCGTCGGCAGCGAGCGTCCTGACCAGGGTCTGCCTGGTTCGCCCGGTCATCCTGATCAGGGTCTGCCAGGCGCACCACCTGGGGTCGACAACACGCTACCCGGCGGCCCGGTGAGACCTGACCAGGGTCTGCCCAAGCCGCAGGTTTATTACGTCGTCGCAGGGATACCCGGCGTCGGCTGGCGCTACATCGCCGTTGATCCGACTTTGCATCCCTCGCACGGCCTGCCCAAGCCGCCGACTGCGCAGCCGAAGTAACTGATGCCGTGCCGTTCGTCGCTGCGCGACCGGAGGCATATGTGGGGCTAGTGGTTGGGGACGGCCATTGCGTCGCTTATGTCCGCGCGGCGGCGGACGCGCCGCCTACCAGCGAGTGGATTGAGGGTCAACCGGTGTGGCAATGCGCGTGGCTACCCGCCGGCACCGCGATCGCCACATTCAACGACCAGGGACGCTACGCCAATGCGATCGACGGCAGTAGTCACGCCGCGATCTTGGTCGAGGTAGACGAGCGCGGCGGCCTCAGCGTGCTGGATCAGTGGAAATTGCACCCGGTCTCGCGCCGCATCATCCGGTCCCGTGGTGGCAAGGGGCCGGCGGCGGACGATGCCGACAGATACTGCATCATCGAAATAGCCGGCGGGGTGACCGCGTGAGCAGCGTCCATGCCACCTCGCCGTCGCCGGCCCCCGTTCGACATCCTGCGCTGGGCGTTTGTCCTGCTGGCGACGATGGTGCTGATCCAGCTCACCGAGACACTGGCTGCGGTGGGGGCGTGTATTTACTTGGTGGTTGCTGGGCATTCCCAGGTTGGCGCCTGCGTCGAGGCGGGGATCGTCACCCAGATCCGCGAGATCTTCGCGGAGACCCTGACCGCGGTGCTGGCCCTATTGCTGGCGGGGCGTAAGCCGCCGGAATGACGCTCCGCGCCTGGATCTCGTGGACTTCGGCCAGCAGAGCATCGATCTCGTCCGCCTTCTCGGATGCCCGGCGGCTGATGCGCCGGTAGGCCGCAAGCTCAACGCGATCGGCGCCCCAGCTCAGGAACGAGCCGACGACCACGCCGAAGATGAATGCGGCGGCGATCATGTGAGGCACCCACTGGCTCATGGACAGTCCCTCAGTTCTTGGACCGCGGTGCTGGCCCTGCTGCTGGCGGGGCGTAAGCCGCCGGAGTAGTGTGAGGTCATCTTCGATGCCAGAGGCTACGTCTAGGAAGGACGCAAACACCGATCGAACGGGGACGCAATATCTGGCAGGAGCCGCCCCGGCCACTCGTCGGTTAATCAGGATGGACCCCAATTCCAGTAGACGAGCGGGGGTGACAGCCGGAGAGACGGCACTTAGATCCGGGGGAAGGCGCCGTCAAAGGGGTGACCCTTGACGGCGCCCGCCCTACCGCCGGATGATCTTGATCTTGACGCTGATCAAGATCACTATCAGCGGCAGGAACCTGTGATGTCCTACCATCACTTGCTCCTTCCGAAACGCCGGCCAGGCCCGTCCTGGCCGGCGTTGTCGTTATAGCGGGGTTTTCCGTAGTCCTGGCAACCAGGCCAGGTGTCGTGTCAGTGTCTTGAGGACAAACGCTGGACACAAACACAACACAGGGGCATAACCCTTTGCTGATCCAGCGAGATCGGCAAACCCCTGGATGTCAGAGACCAATTCGACCCCTTCGGACGGTCCAGCTCCTTCAGACACGCCCTCGTCCAGCGTCGTCGATACCCCGAGCGCGGCCAGCACACCGGCAGCGCCCGCCGACAGTTCGACGCCCTCGTCAGGCACAGACAGCACAGCGCCCTCGTCAGGCGACAGCCGCCAGTCAGACCGTGATGGACTGCTTGCCGCAGTCCGCAAGGTCGTGGAGACCAAGCCCGAGCCGGGCGTCATCCCCTCAGCAAGCGACGCGGGTGACCAGGCTCAGGACCAGACCTCCCGGGACCAGGCAGCGGCTACGGGAAAGCCAGGGGAAACCCCGGGTGCCCAGACCGAACCGTCTCAGCCCGATCCGACCGAAGCCGACCCGACCGAAGCTGAATTAAAAAAGCTTCGCCCGGAGACGCGCCGCCGGTTCGAGCGCCTGCTATCGCAGCGTAACGAAGCTCGTCAGACCCTGGAAAGCCTGCAGCCGGAGATCGCACAACACCGGCAGCTACAGGGGTATCTACAGCAACACCAGTTGGCGCCGGATGACGTCAACATGCTGCTGGGTGTCGGGGCATCGCTGCGACGTGGCGACTACCAGGCTTTTCTGGATGGCGTGACGCCCTACGTCATGGCCGCCCAGGAGGCGCTTGGCCTGCGTGTCAGTTCGGATCTGCAGAAACAGATCGACGAAGGGCTGATCGACGACGCGACGGCGCGGGAACTCACCCGCACACGCCATCGTGCCATGCAGGCGGAAGCCAGACTGCAGGACGTCAACAAGACGGTTACGGCTGACCGACAGGTCCAGCAGGTGGAGAAAGTCCGCTCTGCGGTGGATGTGTGGGAAGAAGGCATCCGGCGACGTGATCCTGACTACGCCCACATGCAGGGTGCTGTGCGTCGCTATGCCCAGGGTCTTTTGCAGGAACGCGGTTCGCCGCGCTCAGAACAAGAGGCGGTGGCACTGGTCCAGGCGGCCTATGACGAGGTGAAAGCCACGTTCGCCCAGGCGCGTCCCGCGCCGCGGCCGACGCGGCCCGCTCCGTCCAGCATCCATGTCGCAACGGGCACGCCGAACGCCGAACCGCGCAACATGAAGGAAGCCGTTGTCGCGGCGCTGGCAAACATGCGGCGTGCATCCTGACACGGATGAACCCCAATGGCCTTCACGGCAGGAGAAATCACCAACATCGCCAATGCGGCGTTGGATTTTTACTATAACAAGGGAGACACCTTCAAACAGTCGATCCAGGCGAAGCCGTTACTGCGGTTGCTGGAGAGCAGTGCCAAATCCTTCCCCGGCGGCAAGGGCAATATCTCGCTCGCGGTGAAGGGCGACTACGGTGCCGGTGGGACCAACGACCATGTCGTCGGCTACACTCACAACGACACGGTGAATTTCTACACGCCGGCGAATATCAAGCGGGTGAACTACCCGTGGCGTGAGCATCACATGGGCCTCACGCTGACCCACACGGAACTCAAGATCGACGGCATCAGCGTCACCGACGACGCCGGTGACGGCAGCTCGCTGAGCAATCACTCGGACCGTGACGTCACGGTGCTGGTGAACCTGCTGCAGGATAAGCTGGAGGATTTCGGCGAGCAGTATGCCCGCAGCATGAACGCCCTCATGTGGGGCGATGGCACGGGCGACGCCAAGGCCCTGGCCGGCATGCAGGCGATCATCGTCGACGTGCCCAACACTGGCACGCTGGGCGGTCTGGCACGCACCAACACCTGGTGGCAGAACCGCGCGGCCACGGCGGCGTTCGGCACCGCCGGCGGGCGCGGTGCGGTGACCTCGGCGACCACCAACGGCGGCGCCTTGCTGCAGTTCCTGCAACAGGAATATCGCCAGCTGATCCGCTACGGCGGCCGGCCGACGAAGTTCCTCGCCGGCAGCGCGTTCATCTCGGCGATGGAAATCGAGATGCGGGCCAACGGCAACTATTCGATGACCGGTTTCACTGGCACCCAGGACGGCAGCATGGGATCGCTGAAGTTCATGGGCTGCACCATCGAATACGACCCGACGCTGGACGATCTCGGCAAGACCAAGCGCGCCTACTGGTGGGACCCGCGGCACATCTACCTGATGAAGCAGGACGGCGAGTGGGACCACAAGTTCACGCCGGCCAGACCCTACAACCAGTTCGTTATGTATAAATCGATGACGCACACCGGGCAGATGGTGGCGCAGCAGGTCAACTCTGCACTGGTGGTGGACATCGCTTAACGACCCAGTGCATGCGCGGGACCGGTTTTAATCCCTTGGCGGGACCGGTCCCGCGTTTGTTTCACGTGAAACCGACAGGGAGTTTTACCTGATGCCCGCGTTCCAGTTGTTGCGTTGCATGGTCGCCCTCGGCGGGGACCAGGGCAACCAGGTCTATCGTCACCGGGACCAGCCGATCGTGTTCCCGGAACTGCCGATCCTGCAACTCATCCACGGCGAAGAGGCGATCACCGACATCTTCGTTGTCGGCACCTGGGAGGCCAGCAACGACGAGGTGCTGACCCGGCTGCAGACGCTGTATCAGCCGGAGACGATCAAGGACGTGTTCCCCGGCAACCGCCCGCGGCTGCCGACAGGGGATGCGTCGATCCCGCGCTGCACGCTGCCGATCTACAAGCCGCAGCCGACCCGCCCGGCCAGTCCTGACCCGAAGCTGCGTCCGTTGAACCAGTTCACCCAGACCGCCGACATGCCTGTGCTGGAGGCGCCCGCGCTGCCGCCGGAGAGCGAACCCACGCCAGAGGAAATTGCGGCGCATGCGCAGGACGATGAAGACGCCATCGAGCTGGGCCTGGATGGACCCGTGCGGCCACGCCCGGAGGATCTGGCGCACATCGTGCGCGACACCAGCGGCCGCGGCGTGTCGCGCGCGGGACCATTGGATCAGCTGCCGGACGTGAACGCCGGCGGCAGTCATCCTCCCAACTTCAAGCCGAAGTCGGGAGGCGGCGCGGCGCTGGCGAACCGAGCGGCTCGTGGCGCCTAAACAGCTGCGCGACATGCTGACCGACCTTCGCGCGGAGATCGGTCACTCGACCAATGTCGCGCACGGCATCAACGATCGCGACACGCTGCTGTATTATCTCAATCGCACGCAGATCCAGCTGTATCAGGACTATGACTGGCCGCAGCTGATCATTGATCGCGACATCAAGCTGGTCGACGGCGGGCGCTACTATGCCTATCCGTCAGATCTGGCGTTCGACGACATCACCAACATCTGGGTGCTGATCAACACGGTCTACAACGAGCTGGCCTACGGCATTGGTCCCTACGAGATGGTGCTGTGGAACTCGGACACCGGGTTCAAGGCGTGGCCCACCCGCAAGTGGATGCACAACGCCGACAGCAACATGATCGAGCTGTGGCCGGTCCCCGACGCCAGCGCCATCAACGCCAACGCCATCATCCGGGTGCGCGGGACTAAGACCGTCACCAAGATGATCAACGACGACGACGTCAGCACGCTGCCGGATAACCTGATCGTGCTGTTCTCTGCGGTCGAGATCCTGCAGCGCGACGGCGCCAAGGACGCCACCCTCAAGCTCAACAAGGCGAACGAGGCGATGCGGCGCCATCGCGTGCGGCAGTTCAGCCACAAGAAGGTGCGCCCGATCGTGATCGGTGGCGGCGGTGGTGACGCCCAGTCGCGGCCAGGGCACCAGCCGGTGCTGGGCCTGGACTACGTCCCGCCAGGCTATGGCTCTGGTCCCGGACCACATTAAATGGCGGGGAGCGGCAACAAGGTCTTTTCGATCACGGACTTCAAGGAGGGCCTTGACGTCCGCAAGACGCCGTTGACTGCGCCCGGTGGCTCGCTGCGCATCCTGGAAAACGCGGTGATCAACAACGGCGGCGAGATCGAGAAGCGCAAAGCCTTCGTGCTGATGACCACGATGCCGGCCGGCTGGATGTATCTGATCGGCCAGGCCGGCAGCCTGCACGCGTTCTGTATCGGCAGCGCCCCTGCGATCCCGGGAGGTTCACTGCCGGTGCCAATCGTGGGGCATTATCTGGAAGATCCGGGGGAAACGATCAACTGGCTTTCGGATGTGCAGGCGTTCGGCACCTCGTTCTATGTCTGCGGCTACGGCGCCACGCGCTGGTATTGCTGGTATAACGATGTGCTGGTGCATGAGGCGGACGGCAGCCTGAGCAGCGGTCAGTATGCCCGCACCTGGAAGTCCAAGATGTATCGGATTGACGGGCAGTATCTGCGTTTTTCCGGCGTGAACAACCCGGCGCAGAACGATCCTGCTTCGGTCACCGAGCCAGGCGCCGGCTTCATCAACCTGGCTCTTAACGACCCGGACGCCGAGAGTTTGGTCGCCATGGAAGTCTATTACAACCAGATGGCGGTGGCCGCGCGGTTGCAGACCCAGCTGTGGACGCTCGATCCCGATCCGAGCAACGACACGCTGGCACAACTGCTACGCACTGGCTGTGCCGCGCCGCGTTCGATGGTCCAGTTCGGCACCGGCGACGTTCTGTTTTTGTCCGACAGCGGTGTGCGCAGCCTGAAGGCGCTCTACGTCAACCTGGCCGCCAGCGTGTCGGACGTCGGTTCGGCGATTGATCCTTTGCTGATCGAGGCGCTTCGCCTGCGCCCTGAATATTTCAGCTGGTCGGACGCCGTGGTGCAGCCAATTCAGGGACGCTACTGGCTGTCGTATGAGAGTACGATCTATGTGCTGTCTTATTTCCCCGCGGGCAGTATTACCGCCTGGTCCACGTTCGACCCCGGTTTTCTGGTGAAGAACTTCGCGTTGGTCAGCAACCGGCTGTTCGTGCATGACAGCAACGGCAATATCTACCTCTACGGCGGCGTCGCGGGCAACGAATATGACAGCACGTCTGTCACCGTCCGCACGCCGCACATGAGCGCCGACAGCCCGACCGAGAACAAGCGGATCAAGAGCATGGACGTGATGTGCCAGGGCCAGTGGTCGATCAGCATCGGCATGCTGCCCAACAACACTGAAGCGTTCGAGCTGTGCGCCACGGTGCAGGACAACACTTACGGGCTGATGAGCATACCCTTTGCCGGCTACGGCACGCATTTCGGGCTGCACATGACGCACCAGGCGCCGGGGCCGGCGACCCTTTCGGCGGTGCATCTGAACCTGCAGGAAGGGGTCACCAAGTGAGCGTCACGATCCTCGGACCCGAGCAGGATCACATGATCCGCATGCACGCGGCCACGCGCGAGGGCATCACCTATATCGTGCGCAACCTGCGCGACCGTGACCGGCGTGAGATCTTCGCGCTGCGCTGGGACGACGACGAGGACGCGCTGATCGACAACGTGACCCACAATGCGGGACCGTTGTGGCGGGTGTGGTCCTGGGACAGCGAGCCGGTCGCGGTCAGCGGCGTGGTCCCGGTGCGCCCCGGCGTGGTGATCTGCGGTGCGTTCGGCACCGACAACTACCGCAAGGCACTGCGCCCGATCGTGCATTGGGCGCGCAATTTCATCATTCCCGCGCTGCAGCGATCGAACTACCACCGCGCGGAAGCCTACGCGCTGGCGACGAACACCGATGGCCGGGCGTTCATCGAGTTGATCGGCGGCGAGGTCGAGGCCCTGCTGCAGGGCTACGGCCGCAATCGCGAGGACTTCCTGCTCTACACCTGGGATCTGACCCAGCCCACTGGCCGGAGGGTAAGGCATTGTGCATAGGCGGCGGTGGCGGCGGCGGCAGTGCCAGCACGCCCAAGCAGTTCATGTTCAACAACAGCACGGGTCAGTGGATAACGACTGATGCGGGCGTGCCGCAGGAGTATGTCGATCGGGGCGCCACCACGACGGCGGCCTATCAGACCATGGCCAGCCAGGATCTGAGCGACAAGCAGATCGCGGCGCAGCAGAAGATCGCCGATCAGCAGCAGGCGTTCAACCAGCAGCAGGCGGATCAGCAAAAGGCCCAATACGACCAGCAGATCAAGCAGGCCCAGGACCAGGCCACCCGGCAGAGCGCGTACGATACCGGGCGCGCCACCCTGCTGGGCGAGGGCACCAAACAGATTAACGACGCGTTCAGCAAGTTCAGCCCGGATTACTTCAACCAGTACGCCAAGGATTATATGTCCAAGGCGCAGGACGACATTACCTATCAGCGCAATATCGCCGAGAAGAACCTGGGGTTTCAACTGGCGCGGCAGGGTATTTCCTCCAGCCAGGCCGGGGTCAACCAGCAGGGCCTGATCGATGAAAGCGCCGGCCGCGCCACCGCGCTGCAGACCGCCAACGCCCAGGGCGCCGAGAACACGCTGAAGGGCAACGTCGCTGCCGCCAAGCAGAACCTGCTGGGCCAGGTTACCGCCTCGGAGAGCATCGGTTCGCCGATCGCCGGGTCATCCGAACAGGCCGTCAACGCGGCGCTGAACACCCAACGGTCGGCGATCTCGGGCGTCACCAGCCACGCCGGCGATGTCACGTCATCGCTGCAGGGCGTGCCCACGGTGTCGCCGTTGTCCAACATCTTCGCCAACGTGCTGGGCAGCGCCGGGAGCTATCTGGGCGGGCTGCAGAACAATATCGCGCTGGGGGCTTACCAGCGGAACGCGGGGGGTGGTGGTGGTCTCGGCGGGACCAACCCAAACAAAGGCAGCACAGGATGAAGGGGCCAAGCCATGTGTGAGCCGATTTCAGTAGGCACCGCCATTAGCCTGGGTGCAGCGGCTCTCGGCGCGGGCGCATCGGTCTATGGTGCGGTGCAGTCGTCCAACGCCCAGAAGCAGGCGGCCAACGCGATCAGTCAGCAAAACCTGGCCACCTCGCAGGCGCAGCAGCAGGCGTTCAACCAGCGCATGCAAGCCAGTCTGGCGCAGACCGCCGGCCAGACCGCGGCGATGGAGCAGACCTTCCAGGACCAGCAGGCTGCCGCCCGGCAGACCGGCCAGGCCCAGATGGGGGCGCTGAAATCCTACCAGGACGTGCTGGACACTGAGAACACCCAGGCGGACCGGCTGCGCCAGACCGGGGACAAGGCGGCGCAGGATCTGTTGCAGCGGACCAATGCGCAGGCCCTGGCGACGAGCGAGCAGCAGCGGCGGGACCAGGCGGCGAGCCTGCTGGCGGCCAACATGCCGGCCGCTCCGGCTGGTCCCGAAGCGACTGACCCGTCCGGTGGGACCAATGCGGTGGCCAACGACGCGGTCAGTCGGGCCGCCTCGGCCCGACGCACCGCCGAAGCCGCCACCAACATCCGGGACTATGGCGCCAAGATTGGCAAACTTAGCGCCTATGACGCGCCCGTCCAGGACGTCAACCTGGCGATTGCGGACAACAAGACTGGCATCATGCCGGCGCAGACCGCGGAATACCTGCTGCGGACCGGCAGCAACACCCGTCTGCTGCCCTCCCAGGTGGCCTACCAAGCCGCCACGGGCGAGGGGCAGACCCAGCTGGACCTGATCGCCTCCCGCGGCCAGAACGCCCTGGATGCCGCCGGGTTGAGCTACGGCAACGCCATCGACATCGCCAACCTGGGGCAGAGCGACGCCAACACCCTGGCGGCGAACAAGGCGGCGCAGGAAAAGCAGGATGCCGCCTACCGGCAGAGCCTGGGCGGCATCGTCTCGGGGATCGGCAACCTGGGTCTCTACGGTGCGGGCTATTTCGGGGGCTACGGCAAGGGCCTGCTGCCAGGGGGCGCCTGACGTGCCGACCGTGGCCGACAACAAGGTGATCTAACATGCCCACATCCACCAGCGGCGGTCCCTCGATCAACACCGGCAATGCGGCGTGGGACCAGGGCCTCGGGTCGATCTTCGGCGGTCTGTTTCCGGACCCGTCGCGGGTCGCCCAGGCGGGCTATTATGGCGCCGAGCAGCGATACAAGCAGCTGCAGTCCTCTCAGGTCCGCAACCAGATGGCGCACCAGCAGGGACTGGACCAGGCGGCAACGACCCTGACGCAGCCGGTGACGAGCTACGCGCCGTCGCCGGAAGGCCCGAACATGCCGCCCATCATGCAGCCGCCGGGGTCCTATGTGCCCGCGCAAGCACCGCCAGCTGCGGCACCGCCGTCTCTCGGCACGACGGTCGCGGCAGGTGCAGGTGGCGGTGGTCCCGCGCCCGCGCCGGCACCCGCGGCACCCCCCGCGGCACCCGCCCCGATCGTGGCGGGTCAGGTCGGGGCCAACATGGCCCCCGGGGGTCTGAGCAGCCTGTTCGCCCAGGGCGGCGGCGCGGTGGCTCCCGCAGGCGGCGGCACCATGCGGTTGGACCAGGGCACGCCGCCGCCTACGTCTTCACCGGCTCCGGGCGCGGGTGCGCCCCCGGCGTCCAACGCCACCGCATCGGACGGCAGCGTGCCGAACAACGACACGACCTCCGGCATCTTCCACCCGGGCAGCATTACGCCTCCGGGTGGCGGCCGTAAGACCTCTGGTCCCGCCAACGCCGATGGCTCGCCGGCCAAGCCGATGATCACGGCGGCGCAGTATGTGGCGCTGGCTGTCGGTGCGGGTCATGAGGCCAACCAGGCCCTGCTGGAATGGCGGTCCATGATCAGCAGTGCCTATGACACCGGCAGGATCGACGAGAACACCTACCATCACATGATGGGCGCGGCCGAGCCATCGATCATCAATCAGGACACTGCCAGCCGGACCCAGATCACCACCACCGGGATGACCAACGCGACTGAGCTGAAAAAGCAGGGCATGGTCACCGGCGAGAACGCACGGCAGTTCAACGAGGCGATCGTCCAGACGGTCAACCCGGCTGACCCGAACGGACCGCCTATTCCGGTGCGGCGGATGGATCTGAAACCTGGGATGCAGGAGTGGAACCAGGGTATTGCCACGCAGCGCGGTGGCCCGGTTGTGGTGAACGGCCCGAATGGTCCCGTCAACACGACGTTGTCCGCGGCAGTCACGCCAGGACCCAATCAGCCAACGTCTTACCAGTCGGGGACTGCGGACATCAAAGAAACCCACGGCGGTGCTTATGGCACGTTTGTTGATCCGCAAGATCCTGACCCGACCCACGCCAGGACCATGAGGACTGACGACGCGGCGGCGAAGGGTTGGATACCCTACGGCACGATGGCGCCGAAGACGCCGATGACGGCCAACGAGAGCTTCCAGCAGAACGCCCAGCAGCATGGCATCGATCAGGAGATCTACCCGCAGCCGCAAAAAGGCAGTCTGACCAGTCCGGGCTATGTCACCGCCCCGGTGGTGTTCTCTCCCGCGGCGCAAGCCAAGATCCAGGCATTGCAGACACGGTTCATGACAGCGGCTCGTGGCGATCCGGGCGCCGCGCATCGCATGGCGGTGCAGGCTCTCCAGCAGAGCGGCGATCTGCCGTCAGCCACCCAGGTTGACGCACTACGGAACGCAGGCGGTGTCGTCTCAACGGCCGGGGGCAGGGTGACCGATCCACGGTTGTCTGTGTCACCCAGCTATGACGGCAAGGGCACCACAACCCCGCATCTCTGGGTGGGTCTCAAGGGCGAGGGCAACCCGAACGACCCGGGGGCGCCCACCGCGTTCAACCTGGAGCCAGGGCCGCGGGTCGGGTCGCAAACCGCGCCGGGACCACAAGCCCCGTCTCAGGGCGCGCCGGTTGCGAACCAACCAGCGCCAGGACCGGCTTATCGCTCGACGAGCGAGATCTTTGGCAGCGGCGGTGGACCGCCTGCGCCCGGGACCCCGCCAGGGCCAGCGCCTGTTCCGTTCTTCCAGCGGTTCCTGGGCCAACCTGCCGCCAGTGGTCCCACGCCGCTGACCACGCAGCAGATGTATGGCGGGGTGTCGCCCACGCCTGCTGCTCCGGCAGCAGCGGCGCCCCCGGGTGCGATCGGTCGACACCCC